TCAGGTTGCTACAGGCGCCAGGTCAAACGGGGCGAAGGTAATGACCTCCTCGCCGATCCATTCGTTAACCATGGCCATCCGCGATTGCAGGGGTGCCAGTTCCATCGACGCCCACACCGTTGCCGCATCCCGTATCGAGCCGAATCCGCCCGCATTCTGCGGGACGATACCCAGCAGCTGCGGGGGGATACGTAGCGCGGCCAGAATGTCATCACGAGTCACACGCTTGATGGCGGTGAACTCATCCTTGGCCGCCACTTCGCTGATCGGGATCAGCTGCAATCCATCCTTCTTGCCATTGGGCGAATGCACGAACAGGTTGCGGAAATTGCCCGGCCCACGCGAGTCCCGCAGCGCTTCACGCAAGGCGTCCACGTCCATGCCCTCCGGCTGCGGATCGGTCATGTAGAGGATAAACCCGGCATGCGAGCCGTTGGTGTAGTACCTGCGGCGGAACAACGTGGCCGATTCGTTGAGCAGCGCCGACTGCACAACGGCCAACCACTCCGGCAAGCCGTAGATTTCCTGATCGGTATCGGCCTCCCGCAACTGGTGCACCGAGCCAGGTACAAATTCATGCTCGGCCCGCCCGGCTCGCACCTGGAAGAACTCACCGGGTAGCACACCACGACGCATGTACTGCGCCATCAGCGGGCGCAGCTGCAACAGCCGCCCGGAGTGCGAGGTTTGCCGCCCAAGGTAAGACATGCCGAACACCATGTAATCCAACGCCAGCTGCGAAAACGCCGTGCGGTCCAGCAATCGATGCGGGACGAAGGTACGCACCAGCATGTTGCGCTTGAAGATCAGGCCACTGTGCAGGAACGGATTGGAGCGCGTGGTGCGCGACAGACCGCTGAGGGTAATCGGCGGTTCGTAATAGCGACCGTTGCGCCAGCATTCCAGGTAGTCGAACAACCCGCGCGAGTCCAGCACGGGCGTTGGATCGCCAAAGGAGAATGCGGTGACGGCTCCAGCAGTGCCCGCGCTTTGCGCGGACACGACTTCATCGACAGCGGCATCAGCGTACGGGTCCATCACGCCGCGTCCGCGGCACTGATCTGCGCCCTCAACTTAAGACGAAGTATCGTGCTATGCACCAGCTGCATGTCCACCTCACTAAGTTCCATCGTCGGCAGCGCCAACACGCCTTCTATCTGAGCCGTGACTGCGGCATCGTCCAGGCGACGGCGTACCGCATCGCCAAGGCGACCAAAGAATCGGCTGGCCATTTCATCGGCATCGGCGGAGTTTGTCGCTCTCGAGAACAACGCGAATGCGAAGGCCAGGCTGTCCCCAGCCTGTGCCAGCAACTGCTCGTAGGCCTGATCGGCCACTTCCCAGGTAACCGTGTTCCTAGCGCCGAGGCAACGCTCCGCCACCTCGGCCAATTCCAGCTCCAGGCGCGGCAGCTCGACCGCAATCTCACCCTCCATCGCCTCGTATTCCTCAGCCAGCGACAGCGCCGAGCGCTCATTCGCGCGAAGCTTCTGAATGTCGCGGGTCAGCGTGCCATCGCTCTCGCGCAGCTTGGCACCCCACTGCTGGCGGGCAGCAGCGGCATCGCCCTGTGCAGCCTGCTTGGCGCGCCGCATCGTATCGACCTTACCCACCAAGGCGCGCTTGCGCTGCACCGCGCTGGCCAGCTGCTGCGCCAGCTCGTTCAGCCGTTGCCTGTTCTCCGATACCGGCGCAGCCTCGCTCCCTTCGCAGGATTGAATAGCCAGGTCGGCGGTGTTGGTGTTGATGCTCTGGTTGTCGCTCATGTTGAATCTCCATTGAAAATAATTGGCGGGGGTAGGCTCACCCGACACTGTGTCGGCGAGCTGTATGAAAGGCAGCGCTGCTCACAGGCCGCTGTCGTGAACCTTGCGGGGGTCAAAAACGAAGACGCGGATAGCGCCCAAGCCTGGGACACGCACGGTTTGGGAGGGCCTGCCGTCAGCGCTGCGCTTAAGCCAACCGGCCTCAGCCAGCGTGCGTGCGGCCAAGCGCACATCGAAGCCCGCACATAGCTCCCGTCTGAACGCTTCCTGCAGCACCAGGTATTCCGTCAATCCAACTTCATCGAAGCGCCGGAAACCTACGCGATCGCGCACCGGCACAGTGCCTTCAGGGCTGCGCAGCGGCTCAAGACGGCTTTCGCCGTGGGCCTCAAAGAACGCACGCACTCGCGAGAGCAGTTCGTCGGTGTCGGCGCTACCCGAGCCGCCTCGGCGATGCAGCCATGCCTGGAAGCACGCCGCCACGCCCCGTGTCGCCTCGCCCTTGGGCCAGCCGGTGATGCGGTGGCGGCAGCTGCTGGCCAACTCCCCGGCAAAGGCGACAACAGCGAAGCGCTCGGCCACGCGGCGCACCTCACCGGAGGCATCCTCAGGTACATAGGTGGCCAGGAATCGGTCGGTCGATTCGCGCAGTTGGGCGGTCAGGGTGGGGCTGTCCTGCTGGGTCAGGTAACCCATCCACAGCGGCCACGGTGCACCGTACGTGCGTGCGGCCGCGTCCTTAAGCAGGGCCGACAGTGCCGCGCCGTCGCTGGCATCGTGCAGGCGCTCAAACACACCGTGCCCACCCTCCGCCTCGGCCGGTACGTCAGCCAGGCGCACCGACTGACCCGCCCGTGCCTGCTTGCCCACCTCGGCCATGTGCTGGGCCAACCCGACCTCACCGGCTGACAGGATCAGCACCCGCCAGCGTGCCGCCGCACGTGCCTCACCGGCGCGGTTGGCGCGGCTCTTGCCGTTGCCGTTGCCGTTGGCCAGCAGGTAGGCGGCATCACCGGCCTGCTTGGGATCGATCTGAGCCAGTTCATCCAGAATAAGCGTGGCATCGTTGTGCAACACCGCCACGCCCTCCAGACCGTTGGCCGTGCTGCGCCACTCGCGGGCATATTCCGGGGGACCGACCACGCTGGCCGCCACGCGTAGCGCGGTGCTCTTGCCGCTGCTGCTGCCGCCGACCAGGTGGAACCCACCGCCCGTAGCACCGGTAAAGTGCAGCAGCGGCCCGGCGAACATGGCTGACACCGCAAGCACCAGACGCGAATTGTCCTGGCAACGTCGGGCCACGTCGCGTCGCCAGTCATCCAGCGAGCCAACGGCCGCATAGTGATGCTGCAATCCACCGCTGTGCTGATAGACCAGCCGCTCCGCGCCATTGCCGTAGCTTTCGCCATTGGGCAGTACGTAGCGGCCCTCATGCCAGCCCGGCACGGCGACGTTCCGCGCGCGGGTGTCGATGCGCTCCTGAATGATGTAGGCCAGCAGCCGCTGCATCGTGTTGCGGTGGGCTGACATTTCCACACCGCCTGCGGCCAGCTGGCGCACGAACTCGCGCGGATCGCCCACCAACATTTCCGCAGGTGCCGCCCACTGGTGAGGATGGCCATCGGCATCGGTCCAGGTCAGCAACCTCCCCCATTCCTCGCTCTGGCTGTTGCGAGTCTTGGCCTCGACCTTCAACGGCGAGCAGACAAACATCGGCTCGGCCAGGTCACCGTCCTCGGTGACACCGACGTAGTACACGCCGCTCTCGTTGAGCTGGTAGTGCGCTCGCGCCGCACCGCCACTCGCGCAGTCAGCGGCGTCCTTGTTGCTCTTGGTCTTGCCCTTGGCGCCCTTGCGCACGGCGCGCTGAATCGAGCCGCGTATGGCACCGGTACCGGCGTCCTTCGCGGCATCATTGAAATCGACAGACGTGACGTTGTTCATGCACGGGGCTCCAGTGCCGCGTCGGCGCGCTGCGCCTTCGGGTTAAAGAGAGGGATCATCAGGAAGTAGCCTCATGGCGTTGCCGCGGCGGCATGGCCACGACCCCGCCCACGGCATCGGCGGCGCGCTGGGCGTTGGCTACGCCCGGATTGATGCCCAGCCGCGCGGCGGTGGCCGCGTCGTCATCGGCGCACATCACGATTACTGCCGTGGGGAATTTGGCGCGTAGCGCACAGGCCACCGGCTCCAGATTCCCTGCATCGAAGGCCACGGCGGTGGGATGGCCAGTGGCCTCATGGATGCTGGCGGCAGTGGCATAGCCTTCGGCGATACACACCACGTCGCTGATCGTGCGGCCCACGGCGTAGTACAAGCCACGCTTACGGCCACCGGCCAGGAAGCGCTTGCTGCCATCGGCGGCGATGGTTTGCAGGCTCCACAGCCGTCCCTGTGCATCGCGCAAGGGCACCAAGAGCAGGCCATCCAGCTGCCGCAGTCCGTGAACGCCCACGCCCTTGGCCATCAGGTAGGGATGATCGGAGGAAGCGGCGCTGGCGCGCTGCCAGCGCTCTCGCGCCTGCTGCCGGACCAAAGCCTGGCGCTGGGCACGCTCGGCCTGCTGCTGCCGCTGTGCGCGCATTGCGGCCTCGCGCAGCATCGCGCGATCTGCCTCGCTTAGCGACTCGCTTCCAACTTCGCACCAGGACTCATTGAGTCCGGTCTTCCAGTTGCCGTAAGCACCGGCCTGCGGCGGGCCTGCGTGCAACACATACCAGCCGCTGCGCTGACCGCTTCCATCGCCCTCGGCGCGTACGCGCCGCAGACGGCCATCTGCCACCGCCGTATCTAGCATCAGCCCTGCCGCGCGCAGGGTCGCCAGGAAGCCATCAGGCCGCATCATCGTCGGCCTCCAGCTGGCTGCGGTGCTTGGCGCTGGCCACCACAGTGGCCAGATCCTCATGCACATAGGCGGCGCTGAACGCTACAGCGTCAAACGGCACCGCCATGCGCTCATCAACGCTTGCCAGCAGCAGCGCGGCCGAACATGCGCGCTCTAGGCGATTGAAACTGTCCTCGCTGATCCAGTAGCCAAAGGGCATGCGTGCGGACCTGGGCGCGGGCGCTCGCGGCGGCTCGGCAGCAGCCGGCTTTGCTTGCAGATCTTCCAGCTGCAAGGCCATGCCTCGATCAAACTGCACCTGCGACTGCGCAGGTGCAAACAACGAGAGGCGCACGCGCACCCGCGCCGCAACGGTGGCCAGCTCCACGCAATCGCGCTCCAGCGGCCTCAGCAGACGCTCGCGCAGGCGGTCCTCCAACGGATGGCCTTCTAGCGCTTGATCCAATTCGTCACTGAGAGCGACAAGACGACGCGACGCCTTGCTGTGGAGCCGCTCAATGCGACGGGCTGCCTCCACAATAGTGGCGGTACGCTCGGCATCGAACCAGGTATCGGTGATGGTGGCGCTGAGCACCCCATCGGCCAAACCCGGCACGCCGGACACACTCACGGTATCGAGGTTCATGCAGCCACCTCCGCATCACGGACCATGGCCAACAGCTGACCTACGGACAGGGATTCCAGTGCACCAGGGCGGCACTCAAGTGCGCCTACCAGCTGCGACAACGCGGCCATCGGCATCGTATGGATGCGCTGCAACTGGCGCGCGGCGCTGAACAGGTCATGCGTGGCCGCATCGTCATTGACGGCGGCGATGTTCAGGGAGAGAGCGCTCATCGCGCAGCCTCCTGAACGGTTGCCGCAATGGCGTGCTGCACCTCGCCCAGCGTTAGCGCATCAGGCGCTTTGCCGGTGGCCTCCAAGCGCGCTGTCAGCGTCAGCCAGCGGCAATGGTCCCAATCGAGGGTGTCGGCGATTTCGCCGAGGTGGTGAGCAATACGGGCGGCAAAGCGCGACGGCGCGGCCAGGGTGTCATGAGACATGGCAGGGTCCTCAGGTAAGTTGAGGTCCACCACCGCGCTGCTAAACGAGGTGACGGACGGTACGCGGTTAGCAGACCGGCCTGAGGACCGGCAGACCTTTCGGTCTCCGCGCACCGCCCGCCATAGAACTGGCAAGCAATCGCCCGCGACGACACAGCAGGCAATAAAAAAGCGCCGTGCATCGGTCGATGGGCGCTGGTGCGCCTCAGGGTTCGGGCTGCTAAACCCGGTCGCCGATTGTGCGGCGACGGGGCAATGCTGCATCGGATGAGCCGGTGCTGTCAACACGCGCGTCATCGCCGCGTGCTGCGCTTGGAGCGCGGTGCTTCAGTGGCGTTCTCACTGAGCGCGCGGCGTTCTGCCGAATCGCTGAGGGGCAGGCAAATCTCGGCACTCGGGCAGACGCTTGGCACATGCGTGCGCACGATCTCGGTGTAGGCCGAGAACGTGTGACCGCACAGCGCATTGCGGCACTGGAGCACGGATTCGCGCAGCAGTTTGGAATGCAGCACGCTGGTGCGCACGATGGCAGGCGTATCGCAATGCGGGCAGCGCAGGAAGGCTCTTGAACTGGTCATCGCAATGCCTCAGCAGTCAGTGGTGGAACGGCTACCCGCGACACCGCGCGAGAGTGCAATGCGGCCGCCTTGCGCAGTCCGGCTCTGGGAGAAGTTCAGCGCGAGATTCGGCTGTGCCACAGCCGTTCGCAGATGCTCAGCCAGGAACTTGGCTTCTGCCGGGCTCAGGGTGAACTTCTGATCGGAGATGGTCAGGACGATGGTGTCTTTCATGGCTGCGCTCGCAGGTGGGTATCGGGAATGTGGGTGGCAATCCACGCGTCCACGTCCGACTCCAACCAGACAGTTACGCGCGGGGAAAGGGGGATCGATGCGGGGAACCGGCCGCGCTTCATCAGCCAGTACAGGTGCGAGCGGGAAATGCCGGTACGACTGAGCACCTCGCGCTTGCGCAGGAAGCGTTCACCGCGTGCGGCATCGGGCCGAGAATGATCGGCAGGCTGACCGGGTGCGGTCGCCTGAGGGGCTGGGGAACCAAGCATGTGAGAGGTCGCGGGGCTGACGTTTAGTCAACCGCCGCCCTGTGTTGTGGGCTTGGTTAGAAGGCTAGAGACAGCTGCCGCTCAACTCACGCAGCACGATGTGTAGGGAAAATTTTTACAGTATTTTGTAAAATTACACATGACGAATTCCCCTTGACGGCGCACGTTTTCGATGCGCCGGCCAACTGGCGGGAGATGACAATCGAGCGCAGCAGTCAAGCCGCCCGACTGGTTGCGCAGGACAAACGGACGCGCCTGGCAACCTGCTGCTCCAAGCCGACGGCGCAAAATGTGCGGCGAGCGAACTATCGATTACCCGCGGGTTCGGTCTGGTCATCGGCCGTCATGACGACAACTCGGCGGCCTACAAAGCCACCCGCTGGCCGGAAAGAGGCTGCGGCAGAGCGATTCAATCGGCGCGCGCCATCGATCCGGATACGTCCAATGTGGGTTGATAGGGCGCAGCTGTAACCAGCGTAACCAGCTGTAACCAGTGAATGCGGCGCTCCGAAAATGGACGCAACCGACTGATTTTTAATACGTTTCTCAGCGGTGTAACCAGTGTTACCACTGTAACCAGCAAAAACAGTAAGTTAGAAATGAAAGATGGAAGAACGGGAGGTCAGCTGGAGGCTCTCAAGCCGTCCAGATAGTCCGCCCACGCCTGCATCATTTTTACCCGCTCAACCAGGTGAGCCGTACGGTTGTATGCCCTTCCGTTGGGGTCACGCACAGCGTGTGCAAGCTGGTGCTCGATGTAGTCCGGACGGAAGCCCAGCACCTCATCCAGCACAGTGCGCGCCATCGCGCGGAAGCCATGCCCGGTCATTGTGTCGGAGTCGTAGCCGAGGCGACGTAGCGCCGCGTTGATCGTGTTCTCGCTCATCGGCCGCCCCTTGCCACGCACACTGGGGAACACGAACTCTTTCCGCCCAGTCAGCGGGTGCACAGACCTAAGAATCGCCACAGACTGCGAAGCCAATGGAACAACGTGCGATTGGCCGGTCTTGCTTGCCGTGAACCGCCATTCGCCATTGTCCAGGTCGATGTCCGACCATCGTGCACGACGAAGCTCACCAGGGCGAACGAATACCAGCGGCGCTAGGCACAGGGCCGCCATGACAATCGGTGATCCTGGATAGCCGTGTATTGAGCGCAGCAGTTCTGCGATCTGCTTGGGCTCAGTCATGCTGGCGAAGTGACGCCCTTCGGGCGAAGTGAGCGCTCCTTTCAGATCCTCTGCCACGTTCCTGTCTGCACGTCCTGTCGCTATCGCGTATCGAAGAACCTGGCTGACCAGCATCCGCGCCCGATGTGCAGTTTCGACCGCGCCGCGCCCCTCGATCTTGCGCAGCGTCTCCAACAGTTCACGTGCTGTGATCGCTGCAATGGGTCGTTGCCCGATGTACGGCGTCAGATCTTTCTCGATCAAGCGCGTCTCTCGTTTCACCGACCCGGCAGACAGCTTCTTGGCTCTCATCGCCAAGTGTTCGCGCGCCAGCGCCCCGAATGTGTTGGTGGCCAGTTCCAAGCTGGCCACTTTCTGCGCCTTGCGCTGCTCGCCCGGATCAACACCTTCGGCCAACAGCTTTCGCGCAGCAGCATGGCGCTCGCGCACGGACGCCAGGCTCACCTCTGGATAGGTGCCAAGCGACAGCGTGTTGCGCTTGCCGGTCACAGGACGCCGATAGTCCCAGCGCCACCATCTGGCGCCATCAGGTTTCAGCAGCAGGTACAGGCCTCCGCCGTCTCGCAGCTTCTGCACGGCAGCGGTGGGCTTGGTCCTGCGAATGGCGGTATCGGTCAATGACATGGTGGCGGCAACTGATTTGGCGGTAACAGGTGTAGAGCGGGTGGAGGTTACCGCCAAAGATACCGCCAGAGAAGTCTGGATTCTGCTGGATCACATAGGACGCAATCAGATGCAAAAAAGGCTGAAATCCCTGTTTTTTCAGGATATTTCAGCCTTCATAGGACGACATAGGATCATCAATTGGTGGGCCCACCAGGATTCGAACCTGGAACCAAGGGATTATGAGGCCTCTATAGGGCTTCCACGCGCTTCCACAGGTGTCCCAGCTTTAAGCTAAGTCATTGATTTTCTCAGGCTGTGCGACCACCTGCGCCCATCATCGTCCACCTCTTTCCACGGACAAACGGTCACCGAGCGGTCACCAATGGGCGCATCAAAGGGAATGCTTACAGCGAAGGGACTGGCCGCACTGCCGGCCGGCGAATGGGCCTCAGATCCGGCGCCGCGCGGCGCGGGCTGCCTGGACGTGCGCAAGTTGGCCGGCGGGCAACTGCGGTTCTACTACAGGTACACGAAGTCCAACGGGCAGCGCGACCGTCTGCTTATCGGCACCGGCCTGGCACTGACCGCAGCGCGCGAAGCGGCGGCGGCGTTGTCACGGCGGTATCAAGCCGGCGAACGTGATTTGCGCGACGCGATCGCGGCCGAGGCAGCGGCGGTGGACCGTGCGAAAGCCGAGGCCCTGGCCGAATCGACGCGGCGATCAGGCGCCACGTTGGGTGCTCTGATGACAGCCTATGCCCAAAGCTTGGAGGACGGCGGCAAGGTCTCTGCCGCTGCGACGCGCGCTTCCATCACGCGCCACATCGAGGATCCGTGGCCTGCCCTCTGGGGGCGCCCGGCATCCGAGCTTGAGCTGGATGACCTGCTTCCGATCCTGTCGCGGCTTGTGCGCGCCAAGAAGCTCCGCGAAGGCGGCAAGATCCGGTCATACCTGCGTGCAGCGTATGCGGCGGCGATCGCAGCCAAGCAGGACGCGGCCGCCCCCGACGCTCTGCGCGTGCTCAACGTATCCAGAAACCCGGCGCGCGACCTGGCCACGCTCGACAGCGGTCAGCCGCGAGACCGGGTTCTTACGGTGGCCGAGCTTCGTGCCTACTGGCGCAGGATCGAGAAGCTGCCAGGACGACAGGGCGCCCTGCTGCGCTTCCACCTGCTGACCGGCGGGCAGCGCATTGCACAGCTGATGCGGCTGAAATGGTCAGATCACGATCACGACACGGATACCGGCACCGGATCCGTCCGCTTGCTCGACATCAAGGGGCGTCGCCGCGTGCCCCGCGTGCACTTGGTGCCGCTGCTCCCGCTGATGGCTGCGGATCTCGCCGTCTTGCGCGGCGATGATGACAGTGACGGCGACGGCGCCAGGCCGCACCTGTTCTCGCTCACCGGCGGAAAGGCGCCGGCGACCTATGACGAGTTCCGGGGAATCATGGATCCGGTGGTGGCCAACATGGTGGCCGCCGGCGAGCTGACATCGCCGTTCACGCCTGGCGATCTAAGACGCACGGTGGAGACTCGGCTCGCTGCGCTGGGCCTGTCGGAAGAAGTCCGTGGTCACCTGCAATCCCACGGCCTGAGTGGCGTTCAGAAGCGGCATTACAACTTCTTCGAGTACGACGCGGAGAAACGCGCTGCGGTGGAGGCCCTGTACGAACTGCTTACCGGCGCCGGTGCGACGGTGGTTCCGATGCGCAAGGGCCTGAACCGCTAGAACGGCAGGTCCTCCGGCAGATCTAGACCTACCAGGCGGCCTGCGGCGCGTTGATGACTACTGGCGGTAGCGCGCAGACGTTGCGCGCTCTGCCGGCGGCGCGCGCGGCAGCGCCAACTTCCAGAGGTATCTCGTTCGAGGTCCAACGCCTGCTGCAGCTTGGCCGCAGCCTTGGCCTCCAATGAGGCCGGGTCCTTTTGCCAGTTCGCCATTGCTGCAGGATGCGCTACCGCAGTCGCAAGGGAAGCGACCTCCAATTCATCAAAGCCATCGCGTCAGAGCGACATTTATGAACATGTCGTAAACTTAAGGTTCACAACCGGCTACTGACGACGACATGACCACGGACTGGAATACTGCTCTCCCTAAGTCTGGCTTGGGCTATACGGACAACAAAAAAATTCCAATTACGCGTATCGCCGGGCTAAAGATTGATACCTTCAGAACTTTGGCGGACCAGATGGTCGTACTAGGTGATCACCTAACGATTATTTCTGGACGCAATGGAACGATGAAGACTTCGATCCTGGGACTGATCGCCCATCCATTCGACAGCAATGCCAAGGACGCGTTCGGCGCAGCTCTTAAGACACCACTTTCAAATGTATTTAAGCTTTCGACTACCCACGACACCAAAGACTACGGATACACGGTCTATCTCGATACGCCTAAAGGCCTGCTCGCCGAAAAAGTAAGTATCTATTGGGTAGCAAAGACGACCAACCGTCACCGGATCGTCGTTTCTGGTGCAGAAAAAGGCGACGGCAATTTCTCATACAACACCACCTTCCTTAACCTAAAGCGACTGTATCCACTGGTGGACACCAAAGCTAAGCCATCCACTAGCGCGGTCCTTGGTGCCAGCGAAGCGGCAGATCTGATCGATTTCTACGAATCAGTATTTCCAAGCACTGAATATAGTTCTTTTACCCCGGTGCAAGAGCGTGCATTGAAGACGACCTTCGGTCCGTCTGGTGCTGCTGCCACGTATGACTGGAGTTCGATATCCTCAGGTGAGGACAACCTAGGCGCGATTTTCAACAGACTTCTAGGATTTTCCCGACAAAAGAAGACTGCCGGACTGGGCAACGGAATTCTTTGCATTGACGAGATGGAGTGCAGCCTTCATCCCGTCGCTCAAACCCGCCTCATGGATTACCTTTATAGATGGTCTAAGCGCAATTCCGTCCAGGTTGTCATTACCACCCACTCCCTCCATCTAATCCAGCACGCCTACGCCACTCACGCCAAAGATCTAGCAGCCAATCGCATCTGCATAAACTTCATCAGCAAATCCAAAGCAACGGCAAAGAATACCCCAATCCTACACAATCCACCGCAAGAAATTGCATTCAAGGAACTGACATTTACGGATCCGGAAGACGCCGCCAAGGCCAGGAAGGTTGACATCTTCTGTGAGGATGATCACGCAATTCACTTCGCCAAAAGGCTTATAAAGAAGCGCAAACTTCTTGACTTGGTTCAATTCCATAGCTCTCTGGCGCCGGAAAGCAATCGGCCCGGAACTTCGTACTCCGATCTAGCGGCACTCTGCATAAGATTCCCGCTACTAATAAAGGACTCGTTAGTCCTGTTTGATGCCGACGTTCCAGCAACGCAAACAGATGCCATTGCGGATAAGTCCATGTACTTCCAGCTCCCCGACAAGGATGCCCTTGCAATCGAAAGAAGGATAATAATATTCATTATCTCTCTTTTGGACGATGACGAGTTCTTTTCCAAATTTAAGAAGGAAAAGGAAGTCTTCCTTGCAGAATTCAAGGATGTAGGAATTAGGGCCCTCGCAGTCGACAAGGTCGCTGACGAGAAGCAGGTCGACATAAAGACTTGCAAAAAATGGGCTGACTCAGACCCAGCGAAGTTCAGAATGTATGTTACGCATTATGCCAACACACTGGACGGAACCCAATTCAGGAAGACTTTTATTGATCGCGTAAATAATATAAACTTGCGACTCGGCCTTCCCCCTGTATCGGAGTGACCCATGTACTCCAATAAACTTTTTACTCCCTTGCGCTATCCGGGCGGGAAGGCAGCTTTTGCGCCATTTATCGCAGCTGTTCTTAGTGAGAACGGGCTTCTCGGCGGCTCATACTTGGAACCCTATGCAGGCGGTGCTGGCGTTGCGCTTGATCTGCTTTTCAGCGGCGCCGCTCGGCATATCCATATCAATGACGCCGATCCAGCCGTCTACCACTTCTGGCTGGCCGTCAAGGAAGATCCTGAGGGCATGCTACGGCTTGTGAGAGACACACCAATCACCATCGAAGCTTGGCTGCAGTGGCGGGACGTCCTACGCGGCAATGTCGACGCCTCTCCTTTGGAGCTCGGCTTTGCGACCCTGTTCATGAATCGAACCAATAGATCTGGAATTCTGAAGGGCGGAGTAATTGGTGGTTTAAAGCAGGATGGCACATACAAGCTTGATGCACGATTCAAAAAGGATGTGATTTCAGGCCGGATCAGTCGAATCGCCTCGCACGCCGAAGCTATCACCGTCTCTTGTGAAGACGCTCTGGCAATCCTCGCCAGAGCAGAGGAAATTGTAGGCCCGAAGGGCTTTATATATTTGGACCCCCCCTACTACATTAAGGGCAAAGGGCTATACCGAAACTACTATTCCGACCAGGACCATCGGGGCATTGCTGAGTATATTCAGTCGGATACCTTCAGGATTCCATGGGTAGTCTCTTACGATAACGTAGAACCTATCCATCGCATGTACAGCAGGTCCGCGGGCCTGGTGTATGACCTCAATTACACCGCTCATCGGAAGTATCGAGCAAGCGAGTGCGTGTTTCTCTCCAAAGGTCTTAAGCCTCCTACCGCCAAAACGAAGGCGGCATAGAACCGTGGACGTACACCTTCGGTAGACGGGCACCGTCGAGCCTTCGCTCAGAGGGCTGGGGCCAGCCGCTCCTGGCGGAAGATCTTCAACTGATTCATGGTCGCCATTAGTAATTGTACTAAGATGCGCTCCGTCTCGGCCCGTGAGACATGCCGCTACCAGAGTACGCCCATGCAGTCCCTTCCCCACTCCCATACGCTGGCCCGCCCAATCGGCCCGGCCATGATCGATGGCCCGGCGCAGTTCGTGCCCCTTGCCGCAGCGCGCGCGCGGCTTGGCTTCCCTTCGCCGGCCGACGACTTCATGGACGATGCGATCGACCTGCATCGCTTGCTGGTTCGCAACCCCGCCGCCACGTTCCTGTACCGCGCCGATGGCTGGTCCATGAGCGGCGCCGGCGTCAGCGACGGGGACATCCTGGTGGTCGACCGGTCGGTAACCCCCCAGGCGGGGGACCTGGTCATTGCCATCTGGGACGGGAACCAGCCCACCTGCAAGGTGCTGCAGCTCTTTGAAAGCCACATGGAGCTGCACTCGGCCAATCCGGACTTCCCCCCCATCGTGCTGGAGCAATCCACTGAGGTGGAAGTGTTCGCTGTCGTTGGAGTCGTCCGCCAGATCAAACGCCGGAGCGGCCGTGTTCGGGCTCGTTGACGGCAACGACTTCTACGCCAGCTGCGAGCGCGTGTTCCAGCCGGGCCTTCGCGGCGTTCCGCTGGTGGTGCTGAGCAACAACGACGGGTGCGCGATCGCGCGCTCGGCTGAGGCCAAGGCGCTCGGCATCAAGATGGGCCAGCCCGCTCACGAACTGAAGCACCTGGTACGCCGGCATGGCCTGCAGATGCGCTCGGCAAACTTCGGGCTCTATGGAGACATGAGTGCCCGGGTCGTGAGCGTTCTACGGGATGCCGCGCCGCGGGTGGAGGTCTACAGCATCGATGAGAGCTTCATCGACCTGGACGGAATTCGGGATCGCGAGCGGTTCGCGCGGGATCTGCGCCAACGTGTGCACCGGTGGACCGGCATACCGAATTGCATCGGCATCGGCCCCACGAAGACCCTGGCCAAGTTGGCCAACAAGGCGGCCAAGGGTGCTGACGGCGTGATCGACCTCGGCAATGCGGCTTACCGGGACACGGTGCTGCGGACATTCCCCGTCGGTGATCTGTGGGGCGTTGGCCGCCGGCTGGCGCCGCGGCTGGAAGCCATGGGCATCAGCACCGCAGCTGCGCTGCGCGACGCGCCGGCGGACGATATCCTGGCCACCTTCGGTGTCACGTTGGCACGCACCCAACGTGAGCTGCAGGGACATCCGTGCATGGAGCTGGAGGAAGTTGAGCCGGATCGGCAGCAGATCATGGTGAGCCGGTCCTTTGCGGATCGGGTGGAAGACCATGAAGCGGTTACCCAAGCGCTCGCTACGTTCGCCGTCAGGGCCTGCGAGAAGCTACGCGCACGCGGCCTTGTCACCGCGGGGGTATGGGTGTTCGCACATTCCGACACGTTCCGTCCGGAGCTGCGGCAGCACAACGCCACCAGATCGGTAACCCTGCCGACGGCCACCGCCGACACCATGGTTGTGCTGGGCGTGGTGCGCCGGCTGCTGCGCGGCTTGCTGCGCGATGGCATAGGGTACAAGAAGGCAGGCGTAGCGCTTCTAGACCTGGCCCGGCCAGATGAGCTGCAGGCGGACCTGTTCGCTCCCACAGTGGTCGGCAATGAAAAGCTGATGGAGACTATGGACCGGATCAACCAGAAGTTCGGACGCGGCACAGCCGGCCTCGGCGCATCTGGTTGGCAAGCGCGGCCAGCGTGGGGCATGCGGCAACAGATGCTCTCGCCGAATTACACGACCTCTGTGCACGAGATCCCGCCGGCGCGATGCTGATGCACCAACTATAGGCCGCCTCGTGGGGTGAAGGCTGCGGCCGCCGGGTGGCGGCCGCAGGTGTGCACATCAGGTCAGATGGTCAAGCTGAGACAGAACGCTCTCCTTCCACTTCAGCTGCTGCACGTCGGTGCCGGACAGCTGCTTCTTGTGGACCTGCAGCAGAACGCCGAAGGCTTCGCCAGCCGGAGTCAGGCACCACTGGCCATCACGCTTCGTCTGCAGACCACGTCCTTCCAGCAGCTTGTTGAACTTCTGGGCAGAGATGCCACGCCGGCGGCCAAGTTCGGTCGGCGTGAAGCAACGGACACCGTCAACGACAATCGCAACCGGGGCCGCATTGCGCCATGCTTCGGGGAACGATGCGTCAGGCAAATTCGCTGCATCAAGCAGCTTAGCGCCGGGGAATACAAAGGAAATGCCGTCTACATTCAGCATCTTGCCGAGTGCGGGGCGGGGGAGATCGGGTACAACGTGCTTACCATGTTTCATGGTTGTGATTACTCGCTCAAGGCAGAGCATGAACCACAGCAAGTTGACGTTCGCTAGCAAGACGCTATGATCGCCGACAGCCGTTAGGGAATCCTAACTGCCTTGCATACACCGCTAGTAACGGTGAATGTAAGTTGCCGTAGTACACGTACTGCGGTTAGTGACGTAGGTGGCCTGAGGATCTCTTCGCCGGGACCTCGGGCCATCTTTTTTTGCCGGATCAGTACCTTGTAAACCGCGCCAAGGCGTGCTGGCTTCCGACAGCCCGCAAGATAGTGGGGGTAATGGGGTCCGTCAACGCCAAATGTAGTGAAATTCGGCAATCCCTTGTGCCGCAAGGGTTTTGCGATCGGCCCCCGGTACCCCTCCGATAGGACGCTTCAGACCTGCCGGAACGGCTTGCGCAGTCAAGACCAAATCATGTATGGGCGGTGGTACAACGCTCCGCGAAAACGGAACGATGACAGCTTCGGCTGACAGTGGCTTCGCGTCTTCGGATACCTGGAACCTAGGCCAGATCAGGCAGCGATTCTGTGCTCGTAGAACGGGTGCCGCTTGTCGTCAAAGATCCGGTACAGCGCGGCCAGGTCGGCGGGATCCGGGTTCAGCCAGGCCTCGACGTGCTCAGGCTTGATGTTGATGATGGTCCGGTCGTGGCCGGCGGCCGCCACCTCGGGTTCCGGGTCGTCGGTGATGGCCGCGAACGACAGTAGATCCGGTTCCTTGCCGGCCGGGTCCACCCAATGCGACCACAGGCAGGCGACCAGCTTCGGCTCGCCCGTGCGCGGGGTGAACTGCACCACCTGGTTCTTGCCGTCCGGCCCCTCCACGTTCTCGTAGAACGTGTCGACTACCATCAGGCCATGGGTATGGCCGAAGGCGGGCGCCCAGAACTTCTCCAGGCTGTCGCGGCGGGCGTTGTAGGTGCCGGGGAAGCGCTGGTCGTAATTGACCGGCTTCCCGGCCAGACGGCACTGATAGCGCATCGGCTTGATCGTAAGCTTGCCGCCCTCGGAGACGATCACCGGGGCATACACGCCGGGGAAGATCCGGCTATCTCGGTCCTTCGGCTCGGTGCGCTTCAGATCGGCCAGCTTGGCCAGGGCGCGATCGATCTTGTTGCCGGCGATCCGCACATCTTCCCGGGCCTTCTTGGTTTCCTTCACCTGCAGCGCGCGCTCGGCATCGGCCAGGCGCTGGCGGTTGGCGAACAGCTCCTGCTCCAGTACCGCGGCCTCGGCTCGGTTCCACTGCTTCACCTCAGCCCACACCGCCAGCTCCGCCGGGCTCGTCCCGGCCCGGAAGGCGTCGTCCATGGCCTTCGGGGTCTTGGGCCGCTTCTTGCCGGGGTCATGGGCGTACAGCGCTGCGAACTCCTGCAGCGACAGGGTGGCGCCGGTCATCCGGACCAGCTTCTGATAGGCGGCGGTGATCTGGGCGGAATAGCACATGGCTGCCATCTCGCCCGAGCCAGCGTTGCGGCGGCGTGACGGCCCGCGATTACCCGAACCCCAGCGGCACTTCGGTCAGGTCCACGATAAAGATCGTGGCGTTCTGCGGCCCCATCGTCACCCCACCTACTGGGAAGGTGTTGGTGATCAGGGTCTGCGAGAACGTCTCATGCTTCGACATGAAGATCCTATTGTCGCTGGTCATGTGGAAAGCGTCCGCGTAGGCGGTACACCGGTCTTGGGACACCGATGCGTAGTAGAACCTGGGAGACGGGATAGCGATGCCGATCTTCGTGCCCGGGAAAAACTGGCCGACCTCAACGACCGGTGTATTCACCGGCGGCGGTGGGAGCGGCACAACCTGCAGAACCCGCACCCCCTTCCGCCTCGAGTCATAGAAGACAGATCCGTCCTCTCCGCGCATGCGCAGCCCAACCGGTCCGGAAGCAGCGCGCTCGGTGGCGTCGAAAGTGTAGTACTCCAACGTCTTGTTCGGGGCATTATTCGCTGCAAACACGTAGCAGCTAACACCCGACTGGACAATAGAGAACCCGGTCGTGAACGCGACACTGTCGTTGATGTACCTGATTACGTGCAGTTTCGTTGTTCCGGCAGTGCTCGCCAGCAACCCATAGTTGGACGAAGATGCAAACGGTGGTGAGCCCCCGGTTGAACTGCCCTGAAAGGAACCCGTATCGAGCGTTCCCGACTTGGCCAGCTGCAGATTCCGATAGCCGGCCCCGATCTGGATCTGCCCGGTCCCTTGGTTCCGCACGCGCAGTCCGACGGCCATCAGCTGTAGATCCCATAGTGAAGGGTGATGCCGCCGACGGTTCCCGATGTGGGTTTGCTTGGGAACATTTCCATCCTGACGTGGTAGTTCACCACGTCTGGATCCCACGTCCAGGTGATGCCGTTTCCCGAGATGGTCACCGATGGCACCAGCATGCCGTACACAGATCGCTGGTCCTCGCATGTGAAGTAGTAGAAGGGCTCGCCGCCAGAAAAATCGTTGACGACAAGCCCTCCGTTCGCTTCAGGCGGCGCCACCCATTTGTTGTTGGAGTTCACCGGGTTGTAGAGAGGAAACCTGTATGACCCGATCATCTTCGACAGCTTGGTGGTGATCGAGGTCTCCACGTAACCGTTCTCGTTCCTCACGCGAAGGCCGACGTCCGTCATTACAGCAACACTCCAAGTTCGACCGCAGGGACCCCGTTCGGGTAGTACACGTAAACGCCCTGGTTGGTGATGTTCAGGCGGTAGCCGCCGGCCACGGTCCCGTTGAATTCGAACCCACCACCTGCTGCCTTGTTGATGCGCCAGCCGGTTTGTCCCTGCACGTAGTCATCCGACTGGATCACCCCGCTGATCTTCGCGTTGGTGATCGCGGCATCTTCGATGTTGGCGCTCTTGATCCACGCCGTGCCGATCAGCGCCTGGCTGATGAAAGTCTGCCCACCTTGGATCACGAATGGCGTTGTCACCAGGCCGTTCACCAGGTTGATCAGGGCCAAGCGATCGGCCTGGAACAGGATCTGGCTCTGGTAGCTGCCGTCGGACTGGTTCTCGATACCGATACCCATACCGGCCACGTAGTACTGGCCATTGGCCGCGATCTGCAGCTTGAGGCTCCAGGACGCACTGATCCGGCCGTCCATGTCCACCACGGCCTGCGAGGCCTGCTGCACCATTGCCTGCGTTTCGCCCACCGATGCCTCGGTGTTCTCCACCCGCTCCGACAACGCGTAGTCGCCGGTGGCTATGACCGACAGCGTGGTGATGGTGCCGGCGTAAGAGGTCTCATCACCGGCGTTCCAGTCCTGATCGCCAGCATGCTCCGCGCTGTACTGCGCCACCAGGCCGTTGACCTGCTGGCCCACCGCAGTCACTTTGCCGTCCACCTCCTGCACGTCCAACTGCAGCTGGTTCACCTGACCGACCAGCGCACCCGCCTCGGCCACGGCCTTGCCGACATCCATCCACTTCGTGCCCGGCGGCGTTTCGTTGCCGTTGCCCGGCCCCTTCCATTGCCAGATCCGGCCGTTGTGGACAACTGTCTGCCCGGGCTCGTAGGTAGCACCGGCCTTCCAGATCAGCGGCACCAGCCCGCTGGTGCTCTCGATCTTCGCCAGCAGGTCCTGGCCCAGCGAGCTCTCCACGATCTTGCCGCGGAAGTACTCCTCGTACTTGCTGACGTCGGTGCTGGCCTGCCCCATGACGCCGGCACCGGCCGGATACCACGGGCCGATATTGCCGCTCTTGTCCACCAGCCGGCCCCAGAAGTAGAACTTGGCACCGGCGGCCAGGCCGTCGAGCTGGTAGCGGTTCTGCGGGTAGGCGAAGTCGGCGAACTTCGTGGCGCTGGCACGGTCCGGCCCGGTGCTGCGCCAGATCTCGGTCCGTTCGGTGTCGGTGGCACCGGGCGGGAAGCCCCACGCCAGCTGGATGCCGAACACCACCGGGGTGGCCGTCAGCGAGGTCAGCGCCGGCGGCGGCTCCGTCTTGCCCTTGATGTCGGTCAGCATGCTCAGCGTCGGCTGCGAGACCGCGTTGAGCGCGTTGACCGCGCGCACTCTGGCCAGGTACTTGCCGGCGTAGATGCCCCGGACCTCACAGCTGGTGGTCCCTACCCGGCCCGCACGCACCCAGTTCAGATCGTCCCGGCGCCATTCCACGTCGTAGGCAATCGCATTGTCGGCAGCATCCCACTCGATGGTCAGCACCGGCGTCGCGATGCCTTGGTCGATCACCACATGGGATGACATGCGCACGTTGGCCGGCGGCGGCTGCACGCTGGGCGGAATGACGCTGATCGGCGGCGGCTCCAGGCGGGTGCCGTCATCGATGGCAGCGAACTTGTCCGGGCGGTGCTGCAGCGCCGTGATGCGGTAGGTGAGCCCCTCCTCCTCGGCGATGCTCAGTACGCGGAACTGCTGCAGCACCAGGTCGGTCGACTCGGTCGCCCAGATCGACTGCGCCACCGGCACCGCGCTCCAGGGCGCCGAGACGGTCACCACGCGCGTGGCGGGGTTGACCCCGTTGATGGTCCGCGCCTCGGTCTTGCCGCTCGGCAGCGTGGCGCGCAGGCGGTCACCCACGGCCATTGTCGGCGGCACCACGTCCAGGGTCAGGCTGTTGGCGGTTGCCGCGCTGATGCGGCCGGAATTCCGACGGCCGGCGCGGTTGGCGTCGGCCACCTGGATCACGTCGCCCGGCATGCAGTTCAGCGCATCCAGACCGACCGCGAAGGTGACCGTTTCCGTCTCCAGGTTCTCGCTGTACAGGATGTGGTTGCCCACCCGCTGCGCCTGCGACTTCGAATGACAGCCCAGCGCGGTGACCTCGATCTGGTTCACGCCATAGCGGGCGATGCCGTCGTGCAGCTGCACCGGCTCAACCTTCTGCCGGCCGAAGTCGTCAGGGTCCGTCCAGGACACCAATGCGACGGTGTGGCGCGCCTTCCGGCTGCTGCCCTCGTAGCTGAAGCGCCCCTCGACCACATTGGCCTGGCTGTAGGTGTAGACCGGGTCCTTGGGCATGTCCGCCGAGGCCATGACCTGACCGGCGGCATAGAAACTGATGCCCCGGAACATGCTGGCCATGTCCTGCAGAACCTTGTATGCATCGGCCCGGGTCTGCAGGTACAGGCTGCAGGTGAAGCGCGGTTCCATCCCGCCCACGCCATCGCTGACCAGCTGATCGCAGTACTGCGCGATCTCGTACAGCCGCCACTTGTCGACCCAATCCAGCGGCAGGCGATTGCCCAGGCCGAACCGGTCGTTGGTGACAATGTCGAAGAACACCCAGGCCGGGTTGTTGGTCCATGCCGACTTGAAGGTGCCGTCCCAGATACCGCTGTAGGCGCGCGTGCGCGGGTCGTAGTTGCTCGGCACCCGGATGATGCGGCCCCAGATCTGGTAGGCGCGCGACGGGACGTTCTGGAACGCGCTCGCATCGACCTGCACCGCAGCGAGCGCGCAGTTGGGATAGCGCAGCTTGGCGTCGATGATCTCCGTCAGCGAGAGGATGTTCACCGTATCGGCAACGGTCGAGCTGTTCGCGTTCGGCGTCAGACGGCGCACGCGTGCCTGCCACTGAGAACCGGCCGGCAGATCGATGCGGTGGCTTCGCTGGTACTCGCTGGTGGTCTTCCCCCGGAACGCGTTGGTCAGCACGGTGCTGAAGGCACCCCCGTTCACGGACAGATCGATCGCATACTCGATGGCATAGCCTTCGGTGTCCGCGTTTTCCGTGTTCTGCCGTTGCAGGGCGGGCAAGCCAAAGCGAATGCGCGCGGCCGACAGATCGGCACCTGAGATAGTGCGGACGACGGGCGCATTGCTGCGCAGCTCGACCCCGACCGTGACCTCGTTCTCGACCGAGGGGAACCCGGCGATGTACTCCTGGTCCTGCGTGCCCGCGCGGGTTTCCACCCGCACGCCCGCGAAGTTCAGGGTGCCGTCGCTGTTCTGGATCGGCACCTCGTTGAGGTAGACCGACTGGTTGCCTGCCACCAGCCCCCGGATCTCGCCCTCGCTGATCAGGTCCAAGATCTTCGCGCAGGAGATCGAGTGCAGGCTGTCGGGGGTCTCGACCGGCGTGCGGGCATTGCCGCCACCCTTTCCGCCAGCACCAGCGATGGCCGCCGGCGAGCAGGCGCGCGCCAGCTGCGTCGGCTGATACTTGATGGCTACGTTCACTGCTGATCCTCTGCGTAGATGCCGCCGCTGATCACCGCTGAGCCCACGAACATGCCCTTGGTGTCGTGGCCGCCGTAGGCGACGGGCACGGGGTTGCCTTGGGCCTGCGTGTTCACGGCGCCGTTCATGCTGTAGTTCGGGGTGTTCTCGGGGCTGTCCTTGGCGCCAAGCCCGGTAGGCTGGGGGGAGAGCATCTGCACGATGCCCCCTGCGGCCATTGCCACGCCCAGCTTCATGAGGGGCACGCCCACTGGGGTATAGGAGAAGATCGCGCCCACCACGATCAGCACGGCGCCGACGATGGTCTGTAGCGCGCCTGCGCGCTTGGCCCCCATCAGCACGGGAGCGATGCGAATGTCATCGCCCCCAGGAGGATCGCGCAGCTGCTCCTTGGACAGGTTCTGGCGCCCGACGAACACGGCAAACTCCATGCCCCTAGCCTTGGCGCCCATCAGGTACTGCTGGAAGCCCGGCAACAGCACACACAGCGCGCGGACAGCCTCGGCGGGATTGCTGACGGCCAGGCGGAACTTGCGCCCGAAGCGGGCGCCCAGGAGGCCGTACAGGCGGATGGTGCGCAGCCGGTCAACCATGAGTCGCCCCCAGGTGACGGACGATGTAGCGCGTCCGCTCTGCCCACATGCCGCCGTAGACCACCCTCTCCGACAGGCGGCCGTGCATGTGGTGCAGCATCTGGCCGTCGCCCAGATAGACACCTGCGTGGTTCGGCACAGGCGAGCGGATCTGCATCAGCACCATGTCGCCGCGCTGCGGCTCGCCGTCGATCAGCTCGAACCCCTCTGCGCGCAGGCGGTCCAGGCTGTAGAGGTCCTGGCCCTTCTCCCACCAGTCGTCCTCACGTTCGTACTGGCTGAGCCGGATGCCCAGCTCCCGGGCGTAGAAGTCGCGCACCAGGCTGTAGCAGTCCAGCACCCCGTGGGCGAACTGGCGACCAACCAGCGGCGCCTCGTAGCCGCAAGGCTCGATGGTCTGAAGGTCACCGCACTCCGGGTCGGAACCGGTGCACTGCCCCACGCTCACGATGTGCCACGGCAGGCCGCTGGCCTCGCACATGACGCGGTCGGCATCCGATGGCGTCGCCGGGGCGTTGGGGTGGCTGTGCACGACGGCCAGCACCTGGCCCTGGTCTTCCGCATCGGCATAGTCCTCGGCAGGCAGGCGGAAGTGCTCGCTGGGCGTGGTGGCCACGTTGCGGCAGGCAACGAAGACCTCACCGTCGGCCGTGGCCACAATCAGTCCGCAGCACTCGCGCGGATACTCGGCCACGGCGTGCGCCTGGATGGCCTGCAGGGTGCTCTGTTGCATGGTCTCGCCCATGAAAAAGCCCGCACATGGCGGGCTTGGTGGTTACTCGACGGTGGCGTAAATCAGGTGCGCAGCAGGCCTGCGGCCGGGAACCCGCCATAGGGCAGAGGCTTGTCGGCGCCGAAGCGCAGCTTGCAGCTCCTCACCCTGCCCCCGCACTGGTCGCGCGACGGGTCGGTGGTCGGCACGTCGTTGGCGTCGGCCACAGCCGGTCCGGTGTAGCCACAGAACGGGCCGCGGTAGCCGCCCCGGATCAGCCAGCCGCACACGCCCGCGATGACCTGCCTCCCCGGCAGCTGCTCGCCGTTGAGGTCGATGGCCGTCGTCAGCTCGAACTCGACCACCTCCTTCGTCTCGGAGACCTTGCGCTCGATGAACCAGATCTCGTCCAGGAAGTGCTCGTTGGGGTCGGCGGTGGGGTTGAATCCACCGATCACTGGCTGCGCGCCTGTCGGGATGAAAAAGCCTTGTGGCGTGTCTGCCAGTTCGATCTGCGTTCCGTAGGCGACAACGTTCCCGCCAACTGTGTTCGTGTCCGGGCCTATGCTGGACGTGGTGCTGCTACTCGCGGCATTCAGCACCACCTTGAACACCAGCTTCAGCACGCCGCCGCCCACGTCGGTTTGCTCCAGCAGCGTGGTCGGCCCGGCGGTGGAAGTGTTGACGGTGAACCTGCTGGTGGGTGTACCCGCAAGAATCGAATAGGTCGTGCCGGCGGCGGTGTTGTGGTTGATACCGATGCGTGCCCTGCCGGAGCTGCCGAACTTCAGGTACGAGGTAACGATCAGGGTGTCACCTGCCGCATAGCCGCCAGTGCCGGATGCATTCGTCGTCGTCACCCGATGCCAGCTAACGCCATTGCTCGCGTAGCGCACCGGGTAGAAGGTCACCCCCTCGACCGTTTCCGGCGGCAGATTGGTGCCGGCGCCATTGCCCTCATAGTTCCAGCGCGCACCACCGTTCACTCCCCCGGGGTTGTTGCTCCAGCGCACCCGGTTCTGCCCGGGGAAGTTCTTTGCATCCAGGTACTTCACCAGCGTCTGCCGGCGGATCACCTTGGCCCCGACCATGTCGCCGTAGAGCATGCACATGGCGGCGATCCGGCCGTCCAGGTTGCCAACCTTCAACCGCGGGTTCGGCGGCTGGTCGCTGGTGCGCTCGAACCCGGTCGCCTCAATCGGCCAGGCGCCGTACTCCTGCCCCTGCCACCAGATCACGCCCGACTGCAGGTGCGCGTGGAAGAACAGCTGGTCGGCGCCGAAGCTGCTGGCGTCCAGCTCGTAGACCGTGACGCGGCCACCCGGCTCGAGCTGCTGGGCATCGGCCGTGATCATTCCAGCACCGCCGATTCACCGGCGCCCAGCGGCAGCGATACCTCACCAGGCCAGTTGAAGGCCTCCGGCTGCGGCAGCAGTGCCCGGACCTGCTCCCAAGTCTCAATGCCCGCAGGTGGTGCCAGCACCAGTTGCTCCAGAACTTGGCTGACCGAGTCGCGCCAGGCAACCATTGCGCGCGCCTCATCGCGATAGCGGGTGATCCTGCTGTTGAAGTAGCTGCAGCAGGTTTCGATGCTGTCGTAGCGGCGCTCAACTACCCAGCTGGTCATCCATGCCCAAGCGCTGGCGCGGATAGCTGCAAAATGCTCCGGACTGTAGAGCTTGTAGGGCAGTGGCTCAGGATCCGGGACGTTGCCTGCGTCCAGCCATTCCCTGTACTGCCGGGCTTGCCAGGTGTCAGCGTCCACCGGAATCGTTGCGCCGGTGTCCAGGCATTTCACCGCACCAGTGTCCTTCGTCAGCTCGTACATGATCAGATCTCCGAATCCGCGGTCCAATGCCACCAGCCACCCCACTGGCCATTCGTGTTGCTCCAAGCGGCGTTGAACCCGGTTTCACCGATAGCTTCAGGTGAAGCCGCGACGTTCGTGCCATCGGCTTGGGAAATGACCCCCGTGGTTCCCGAGGGAGCACCACGAAGCACAATCGCTGGAGGCGCGCGCATCACGCACTTGAAAGTCACGTAGGCTCGATTCAGTGAATTCGTAAGGTTTCCGGAGCCCCAGGTCACTCGTCCTTCGTTCGTTACCGTCCCTGGCGTTGTGGCAAGGTTGTAGCTCTTCTGGTAGTACCGCTGGCAGAGAGCCACCTCCAGCGCCTGCGGGCGCACCACGAACGGACTGGCCGCGCTGCCACGTTCGAGCTTGGGCCGGGCGTAGGTCACACCCGATGCAGTGAGCTGAACCGTCAAGTTGCCGCTACCGGACGGCGTGAGCGTCACGCCTCGACGCCCACTGCCGGCGGTGATCGTCCCTGTTGCCCCGCCAACACTCACGCTGATGCTGCCGCTCGGATTCTCGACGCTGATCGTCAACGGCTGCCCCCAGGCAAGCTGCGGCGCCTCTACGATCTGCTGCAGTGGGCCGCTGGTATGGGTGAAAACACCCGTGGTCGCATTGATGGTGACGTTGCAGCCACCTGTGCCAGCCTTCCAACGGTCATAGCCATACGCTCCGGCCGCCAGCGCGCCACCAGCGAAACCGCGCTGGTTGATCGGAACGCCGCAGTTGATCAGCATGTTGTCGCCGCCGACAGCGGCAAGGCCTGAAACCGAACCGTACAACTCCTCGAAGTTGCCGTTGATTTTCTGCGACATCAGTCGCGCAGGGTCGCCCTTCTTCCCGTTCGGCTGGACAGTGTCGATATCGATAATTTGGCGTGCCATGGCCTCTCCTACGGCTGGAACGTTTGTTCGAAGGTGCAACTGATGCGGATGTATCCTTCGCGCTCATCAGTTGCTGACAGCTTGGTGCAGCGAAATCGCGCCATTGGCTCGTTCGGTGGAGTCCAGAAGAAGCTCTCTCCCCGGGTCTTGCGTAGGCGAAGAAACGCTCGCACCCCAGCCATGTCATCCGCTTGCAAATGGCCCCACAGCTCGATGGTCCAGGTCTGCCGCTCGCTGTTGATCCCGTCAGTGGCAACCTGCTCATAGCCGTCGCCGAAGCGCGCGGTTTTCTCCGCGTAGGCGTACTCCACCTGCGGCTCTTGGCTGTAGACCAGCCAACCGAATGTTTCGGTCATAGTCGATGACCCTTGAAATGAAGGCGAAGACCGCGCAACGCATCCAGCAGCCGCTTTGCTACCATCGGGCTTCCTCCGGTTGCTGAGCGAGCGGTCTGAAATGAAACTGAAACTTGAGTCGTTCTCCGCCCAAGAGCCTGTCGGCGAAGACGGTCAATCTGTGGGCGCTGTGTTGCGCGTTGTGTTTCGCGATGGCCTGCCCGGAACGCTGGGTGTCTCTGGCACCATCGGCATTTCGTTCGAGCACCCCAACCCGGCCGGCCTGACATTCGCCGAGGTCGAGCGCCTGGCGATCGATCGAGTACTCGACGCGATGTGACCACGGAAGGGCTCGCTGCTTGCGAGCCCTTCCCGTATCCGCGTCAATCCCTGACTACCTGCTGTTCTTCAATGCCCACAGAACGCCATTGGGCTTCATCTGCTGGATAGCCCACTGCCCCGCCATTGCGTTGAAGCTCCGTTGGATTGCGCTCTCTGAGCTACGGCTGGCAGCGCCATCGCCAGCCCCATCGCCGCCGTTCTGCACGTTGATCGTGCTGTCGATGCTGACTGACGGCCCGCCGGCGAGCGCACGAGCCGGCGATCCGGCACCAACAATGCCGCCGTCAACATAGCCACGAAGGCCGCGACGCATAGCCTCGACAACGCCCAAGCCACCAGCCCGGGCAATGTCCGTTTGCGACCAAACCACCTCGCCCTTGTGCACCACGCCGGCGGGCTCGTACTTTCCACCGTCACCGGTGTAGCCCCCGGCAGAGAAACCCCACGAGCCGGAGAACAGAGACCCCAGGGTGCCGGTGTAACCACTGCCTCCGCCGAAGCTGTTCGCGATGCCCATTGCGGCTTGCCGAAATGCGATCTTGGCCAGGTCGGCCAAGACCGAGCGGGTCATATCGGAGAAGCTGATCTTGCCGGTCTCAGTGAACTTCACCCAGACGTCCTCGAGGCCGCCGAACACGTTGGAAACCAGACCCCCCATCTGCTGCGCCGCGTTGCCGGCCTGCTGCTTATAGTTTTCCCAGGCACTCGCTGCTCCCAACAGCCAATTGCCCTCGGCCTGCTGTAGCTCCCGATAGCCATCGCGCACAGCCTGCACTCGGTCCAGCGTCTTGGCCAACAGGATTGCCTTCTCTTCCTCGAAGGTCGAATCGTCGATCTGGTCGGCATTGCGCTGCAGCGTCAGTTGGCGCAGCTTCTCCGCCTGGTCGTCGTAGGCATCGTTGATGCGCTGCTGGATCTCGAACTCACGATCACCCATGCCAACCTGGGCAACTCGCGTCTCCAGGTGACGCCGCAAGGCGTCGTTGCTGGCCTCCAGCGCGTCCGAGTACGCGGCGATCGCGTTCCTGCGGGTCTTGACCGCGCGCTCTTCCTCGGTCGCCAGCACCTGCAGCTTCGCGGCCCCGTCGGTGCGCACCTTGGCCAGCCGCGCCTCCAATTCGCCCAACTGGCGCTTGACCGTGATTCCTTCCTTGCCCGCGACGTTCTGCCGCTGAAGGAAGTCGATCTGTGCCTGCAGCGATCGCGCATCCGCGTCCGTGCTGGCCTGCGTCAGTTCCTTCATGCGGCTGTAGTAGGCCTCAGCCGTGATCTGACGGGCTGCATACTCCGCGCGCAGGGTCTGGGTGCTCGCCGATATGGTCGCCTGTTCCTGCACCAGGTCGTCCTTGTAGCCTTGGAGGCCTGCCGCCCTCGAAGCCGACCCGCTGGACGACTTCGGCTTCTCTGCATACTTTTTGTCGATGGCGGCGACGGCTGCGGCACGGCGTTCTTCAATGGCACGTACCTCTTCCACGAGCCCGGCCGCTTCAGCTTTACGTCGGACGACCTCAGCCTGCCCGTTGATTTGGGCGATTTCCCTCTTCTTCTTCTGCTCCTTCGTGGCTTGGGCCTCGATGATCGCGTCTTGCTGCTGCACGTACTCCGCGCTTGCGTCTTGGGCAGCCTTTACTTCTGCATCCTTTCGCTCTTTGATCAGGTCGCCAGCCAATGCCTTGATCTTCTCCGACCGCTCCTTGATCGACTTCTCCATTGCAGCGAGGGCAAAGGGATTCCGGGCCAACGGCAGGCCCCGCTGGGTGCCGCTAGCCAGATCGTTCAGCTTTTCCAGTTCCCGCTGGTTCTCAGCCAACAGCTGCTGCATTTGCGCTGCCGCTGGCCCGAGGCCCACACTCGCCTGCATCGCCGACCACGCCTTCGTGGCCTCGACCCACAGGTCCTTGAATCCCCGAATCACCGGGTTCTGGCTGGCGCGGACCCGAGCGAGCGCCATGACCGTTTCGTCCGCTGCTGCACGGGTTATCACGGTCACGGAGTCTTGGTTCCGACCTTGCTCCTGCAACGCCTTCACCTGCTCGTAGAGCGCCAGGGTCATGAAGTTGACCTGCTCGTTGAGCTTCTGCATTCCCTTGACCGGGTCTTCCGCCACCTTCGCGTACAGGGCGATAGTTTCATCAAGCGCCTGTCCGCTGATTTCCTTCATCGCCACGGCCGCGTTGGCCACGTCCTGAAGGTTCTGCGCGGCAATCTTCCCGTTCGAGCCGACGGCCTGAGCCGCCTCGGCGCCAACGCCCGCGGCAACCTGCAGCGCATCGCTGGTATTCTGAGCCATGGTGACGAGCGTCAGGGTCGTCGCGGCCGCCTCATTGCGCGACAGGACCAGCGCCTTCGTGTAGGCCTGGGCCTGCTGCTCGGCGTCATACCAGGCGTAGACCACCAAACCGACAGCCGCCGCGGCCACGGTGTACGGATTCACCATTCCCAGCAGCGCCGACGAGACCCCCTTCAATGCCGGCTCCACGCCGCCAAAGCTGTCCTTGATCTGTCCACCCTGCTGCACCAGCACGGTGAAGAACGGCATGCCGCCCTGCAAGCTGGTGAAGATGTCGGTGAACTGAGCGGGCAGCTGGCGCATGGCCTGTGCGGTCTGGCCAGCGGAGATTCCGAGGTCGCTAATCTGGTTCTTCACTGGCAGCGGCCGTCCGGCCTCGCTGCGCAGTTCGCGCAGCTGCCGAGTCAGCACACCCAGCCCCTGACGAATGTCGGCCAGGTCCGCGCTGATGCGGACCCGCAAGTTGGCAGATGGCTCAGCCATTGGTAGGTAGCTCCTTCGGGGGATGAACAGGGTCACCGCCCGTCATCAAGGTCTGGTACTTCTGCCAGCCGGCGGCATCTGCACCGAATGCAACACGCATGGCAAGCGCGAAGTCGACCAGCCGCAGCCGATCATCCCTAGCGGCAGCTGCGGTGAAAGCCCGCAACTGCGCCAGGGTGTAGCTGAGCACTTCGCGCCGGCCGTGTCCGCGAGCGATCAGGAACTGGACAAGGTCGGCGGTTGCGGGAGGCTGACCGCTTCCCTGATCGCCACCACCATTCGCCTCAGCCGTAGGGCAAAAAAATCCCGATTGAGGCCCGCCACCGCCTCGAGAAGCTGGGCCACCTCGTCCAGGTTGCCTCCCGCAACCCACTTCGGATCGCGGTCGACTGCCACGGCCAGAGCCGCGGCAATCTCGGTGCTGTCCTGTTCGAGCAGGTCCAGCACCAAGGCTCCGACGTCAACCGCCGCGGAGCCGTCGGGCAGGCCGGCGATCATGGCGATGCGCCCGATCGTCGAGCGACAAGCCGCAATGAACGGCCCCAGCTGCTCGAGCCGCAATGGCCCCACGACGAGCACCTCACCGCGAAAGGGAACCGAGCGAGTGGGCGGCGTGATGGCGTCCATGTCCTGCACAGTCACTTCTCCTGCTGCCAGTAGAAGTAGGCCGACTTGTCAGGGCCCGTCGCCTTGGCCACGTCCTTCACCAGCTTGCCCGGCACACTGCCCGAGCCAAACTCGGTACCGATCAGGCCCATGCTCTCGATGACGCCGCCGGTGACCTTGTGGCACACCAAGCGCACCATCTTGCCGCCGCGCGCTTCATTGGCGCCAATGAACTGCATCTCGTAGTACTTCTGGCTGGTAATGGCCGCCTCGACCTGCCCCAGCGCGGCATGCTTGAAGGTCACCTTGACGTTGGGCGCACCCGCCACCGGTGCCGGGATGGTCGAGCCCGCGGGGATGAAGAGCATTCCACGCTCGAGCCGGTAGTCCTTCCCGGCCTGGTAGGCCGTGGACCCGGTCGAGGGCTTCACATCGGTGATTTCACTGGCAATTCGCGACAGCGGCACATACGCGCCAACCACGGCAGTGGCCACCTCATCGGTCACGGTGGCCGCTGCCACATCAGTCGACTTGCCACGCGTCACGCGTGCGAAGTTGGCTGCGTTGAAGTCGTGGAACGTGTAGCTCAGGTTGTAGCCGGTGACGCGGTCCACGCTGTTGGCGACGCCACCGCCTGGGTTCTGATAGTCGGCCAGCTCGACCGTGGTGGACTGCGGCGCGACCGCGAATGCGGACACGTTTCCGACCTCCTCGAACGGCAGGCCGCTATTCCACTCGCGGATGAGGACGATGCCGCTGCCCAGGTAGCTGTAATCTTCGGCCATGATGGCTCTCCAGTTGGGATGCCGCTGAGCGGCGGGTTATTTCTTCGGGATGTTGGTCTGGTAGGTGATCAGGACTCCCACCCAGCCCGCGCCAGCTTTCTCCGGCATCAGGGGCTCCATGCCGACATAGACCGGCACCTGGACGCCCACGGGGTAGTTGCGGGCCGTCTCCCGGCTCTCCAGCGCGGCCTCGACGTCGCTGACCAGGTCATCGAGGCCGGCTTGGTAGTTCTCGATCTGCGACGGCACTCGGGCGATCACGCTGACAGTCGTCAGCCGGTGCGTACTGACCTTCGCCGGGTCCGTCGCCCGCTGCTGCTTCTCGATGACAGCAGTGAGCACAGCCGTCGTGTCCTGGTCACCGGGCGTTGGCTCCAGCGTCCAGCCAGTGCCAGCGTCGGTGAGGTAGCCGTTCGCCTTGCTGATCTGCTGCAGGGTGACGCCCATTGCTTCCAACAGTTGCCGGCGGGGGCTAGGCATTGGCCACCTCCCACTGGGCAGTGGAAGCGTCAGCACGGAGCGGCTGCACCAGCTTCAACATTCGACCGCTGCCGTCGATACGGACCACAGCGCCTTTGCGGGGCGTGACCTCGCTCAGTTGCAAGGTGATGCGATCGAACGTGACCGGTACCGGGCCGGCGTCGACTTCGCCGAATTGCTGCACGCTTTCGTCCAACAGCACGGTGCAAGGCGTCTCCGTTCCGTCGTCGGCGATGAAATGAGCGGCATCGGCAACGCCTGCGGCTCCAAACGCCTTGAACGCCAGGGCGTCGAAACGCTGCATGAATTCCTTCTGATTCAAGGCAATGGCCTCGCTGTTTCCATCGCCTTCTCCAATTCGCGCTTCAGGTAGAACGGCATCAGCCGCTTCCACGTGTCTTCGGCCATGCCGAAAATGTCGTAGCGCTGTTGGTAGGCGGCGGTGTTAGTGAAGATGAAGATCGAGCGCACGGCCGAACCCCAGCCAGTGCTGATCCGCTCGTAGACGCCAGGCCGGAGGCGACCACGACGCTTGATGATCACGAAGTACTCGCCACCGGTGGGCGCGCGCGTCCTGCGCCGTTTGGCGCTCGTCTCGGTCTGGTTCTGGTGCTTGTCCCGCTGGGCACCCAGCTGCGACAGGATCTTGGTGACCTGGCCGGCGGGCACGTTGCCGTACTGGTTTGGCCGGGCGCCGCGGCCCATCACCGCGAACTGGCTCGGCGACAGCAGTCCCCTTCCCTGCAGCAACCGTTCGAATCCCTTGCGCCGACGCTGGCCACCCTCGACCTCCGCCAGCAGATACTTCGCCGGCGGCGTGCCCTTGAAGGCCTCGTCCCTGATGTAGATCTCGGCGTACGGCTTGTCCTTTGTGGCCTTGCGATAGAGCGCCGCGTTGGTGGTCAACGGGGTCGGCCGATCGAACACCCGCCCCGCCTGCACCTTCCACCGCTCCCGGATCTCGTAGGCAACTTTGTTGGCCGCCTGTGAGGCTGCGTAGGGCAGCTGCGACTTCTCCAGGTCGCTCAGCTGACGCCCGAGCGCGTTGTCGGGGTCGACCCCGATCCTGATCTGGGCCATACAACCTCCTGCCCGGCCCGCCGAAGCGGGCCAGGCACTGCTGGCTTACTTCGCGCCCGCCTTCAGGCGGATCACTGCATCCGGTCGGGTGTTGATGTTCAACGGGTTGGACTGGCTTTCCAGCTGGATGCCCTTGTTCATGCGCATCGGGGCGGTCTTGGTGTAATACGGCAGGCCGATACCGCGCACCGTTTCCAGGTAGTCCGCCGGCGCGAAACGGGTCAGGAACATATCCGGCACGCCCAGCGGGAATGCGATGGCTTCGCCATCGGCCAGGGCGAGATCGCCGCCGGTGTTGCCCTGCAGCTCTTCGAAGGTAATATCGCCGAACACGAAGCCCTTGCGGACGTCATCGCGCAGCGCAGCACCGTCCTGCCAGCGCTCGTAGGCCTTCTGCACTTCCGGGTGGTCGGTCAGGGCGTCGAAGAAGCCGGCGCTGCAGAACACGTGGATGCCGGTGTACGGGATGCCGCCGAGCTTTTCCTCGATCGCGCGCTTGATGGCCATGCACTTGGCGCGGACCTTGGTGGCATCCTTGTTCAGCTCCATGCCGATGACGGACTGAGCGACACCGAATTCTTCATAGAAGTCGATGATGACCGAACCGTCCGCATCCAGCAGCTTGCCCTGCAGGGCGCCCATGCGGTGGTATTCGATGGTGAAGTCCAGGTCGCGCTTGTGCACCGCCTGCAGCGCGTTGACCACGGCGGCAACGTTGGCGCCTTCCGGGTCGGCCGGGTCATAAACGCCCAGCAGCTGGTCAGCCATGACCGTCGAGTTCTGCGGCAGGTGGGTGGTTTCCAGCAGCTTCACCTTGCCACGCTCCAGCCCCTTGGGCTGGCCGGGCGCACCGCGCGGAACGTTCGGGACCAGCACCAGCTTGGTGCCCTTGATACCCACCTTGACGATGGTGGTACCGACCAGGCCATCTTCCTGGAACAGGCGCATGTCGGCCAGCCGCGTGGAGATGCGCGGCAGGTTGTTGATGTAGGCGTTCAGGGCGTCGAAGCTCAGCACGCCCAGAGCCAGAAGGGTCTGCAGATCCATGGTGATTTCTCTCTTGGAATGGGATACGAAAAGGCCCCGCGAAAGCGGGGCCAGGGGTCGGCGGGTGAAGAGGGAGCTGCTCGGCGGTCAGCCGCCGGCAGCGGCTGCGATGGTGATGGTGTCGCTGATGGCTTCGCCCAGGTCGGCGGCCGTCACCTTGAGGGTGTAGTCGCCCGCTGCGCTCAGCGACGCCGCATCCCAGGTGATGACGCCGCCCACGGCTGCCTTCGCACCGCCGCCGGCCAGGTTTCCGGTGCCGCTGGCCTTGGCCAGAGTGGCGCTGACGGTGCTGCCGGTGGCCAGGGCACCAAAGACGTCCTTGACGTGTACCACGATCGGGCCCAGCGCAACCCCGGCGGTGCCGGTCAGCGGTTCGGACACGAACACCAGGTGATCAGCTGCGTTCGACGCGATCGGCTGCTGGGTCCAGCGGGTGATGATTCCCGACTCGGCCAGGCTCAGCGCGGCCAGCAACTTCTGATCGTCGGTAACGCCGTCAGCCCAGACCAGCTTTTCGCCAAAGACCTCTGCATCGCGTGCGATCGCTGCACCCTTCACCGGCAGCTCGCCAGCGTTCGCACCGGTATCCACCGGGCCGTAGAGCACCTTCACTGCATCGGCACCGTTGGCGGCCACGGTATTGTCGGCCTTGAGCAGGGTGCCGGCGGCCAGCATGCCCTGCCCGGCCGGCAGACGGATCAGTTCGCGGCTGCGCTCGCCGCCCGCTTCGGACAGCAGGAATTCGCCGGTACGGGTGCCGGCCAGGGAGATTTCCATCGTCAGTTACCTCGTTGCTTGTAGATGTGGTTGGGATTCAGCTTCGCCTTGTTGTCGGCGGCGCGTTGGTCGGCCATGGAAGCCGGGTGTGCGGTGACGACCTGGGTACTGCGGCCTTCCTCCGCCTTCATCGACAGCAGCTGTGCACGCACCGTGTCGAGGTCGGTGTTCTTCTCGATGAAGCTGGCAGCGAGGGTGTCATCGCCACGCAGCGCCGCTGCACAGGCGTCCTGCACTGCGGTCGCGTACTCGATGGCGCTGGCCGCCGGTTCGCCCTCCTGCAGTGGGCGGCGCAGCAGGGCCACCGCGAGTGCCGGCGGCAGCTCACTGGTTGCAACCGCAGCTGCCAACGCAGCGGCCGGGTTCTCCACGACTGCTGCAGGCGGTGCGGGTGCGGCCTCGGGTACCAACGGCGTTGCAGCTGCCTCCGGCTCGTCGTCCGGATCCGGGCCGCCCGGCGCGGGCGGCTGTGCCGCTTCGGCCGCGCCGAGGTGCGCGATCAGGTCGTGCCAGGTGCCGAGCCGGGTAGCAAAACCAACCGCCACAGCCGCCTGGCCGCGGTAGCAGGCCGCCTCGGTGGCGCGCACCGCTTCGGCTTGCATGTCGAGGTTGCGCGCCACGGTATCGACGAACAGCGTGTACATGTCCTCCAGATCCGCCATTGCCTCTGCGTGCGCTTCCTCGCTGAGGGGGAAGTTGGGGTTGAAGTCGACCTTGCGGGCACCTGCGAAAAGCGGGGTGACCTTCAGGCCGATCTGTGCGTTGTTGCCACTCCAGTCATGGTGGAAGCGGACCACGCCCACCGACCCGACGCCGCCGGTGCGGCTGACCCAGATCTCGTCGCACGCCGAAGCGAGGGCGAATCCGGCGGAGTACGCGTGGTCATCGACCAGTGCATACATCGGCTTCCTGCCACGCGCCTCGAAGATGTGGTCGACCAGGTCAAAGCAGCCAGACGCCATGCCGCCCGGCGTGTCCAGCCGCAGGATGATGGAGGTCACCGCATCATCGTTGAGCAGTTCATCGAAGAAGTCGCGCACCGCGGCGTAGCTCACCGGACCTGGGCCGCTGGCGCCGGGCATCGGCCGGTTGACCATTGCACCGGATAGGTTGATCACACCGATCAGTTTCTGGGCGACGCCCACCGGCTGCCCGTCGGCGCCGGACACGTCGAAGCGGTCGGCCTTCAGCACGCTGTCGTCGCTGGTGACCTTCCCTTCCAGATAGCCGCCCACCAGTGCCTCGCCGATGGTCGGCTGCACCAACAACGGCTGATTGAGGACCGCGGCCGCGAGCGAGGCCACCACAGGCGCACGGCTGCCGCGACCCAGCATTCGGGCCAAGAGGCCAGGCTTACTCGTCATCGTCATTCCCTTCATCGTTGTTGGCGCCAGGGGCGCCGGGTTTGTCGTCCTGCCGGGCACCGGAGGCGTTCGTACGCCTCGGGTCGCTGTCGTAGCGAAGCCCGGCCGCGTCTGCGCGCTCGTTGTCCAGCGCCTGCTCAGCGTCGACCTGTTCGGGATCCTCGCCAGCGCCCAGCACCACCTTGCTGCGTGATTTGAAGCCCGCCCGCACAGCCTTGAGTTCGGACGTCACGTCCTGCACCGGGTGGCTCCACGGCCAACCCTCGGGCACCCACAGGGTTTCGGTCACGTCGTCGCGAAGGGCCACATACCGTGGCACCTTCAGCAGGCCGGCCAGCACCGCTTGATCAATGAAGGCGTCGCGAACCTTCTGGCAGAACATGGGGATCATGTAGAGCCACTGGTCCTGCTCGATGACACGGCGGAACTCGTTGAGGATCAGGCGCAGCGCGCGGTCGGAGACGTTGCGCAAGTCGCCGGTGAGCACCTCGTAGGGCACGTCCTGGCTGGCGCAGATCGCCAGCAGGTGACCGCGCAGGAACTCCGCATAGTCAGAGCCGGCACTGGGCGGATCGGCGAAGTCGATTTTCCGACCCGGTGGCAGCTCCTGCAGCGTGCCGGGTTCCAGGCCACCGATGGCCGTTCCATCGGCGTCCTCACCGGTGATCAGATCTCCGACGGCATCGCCCTCGTCGCCATCAGCGCTGGCATCTGATGTGATGAAGCCGGCGAACAGGTTGGCCAGCGCCTGCCGTTCCAGCACCGCGTCATCGAGGCGGTCCAGGTTGAACATGCGCAGCAGAGCCGGAGCGGAGCGTGGTACGCCCCGCATCGCACCGGCGCGGCTGGGCCGGAAGAGGTGCAGCACCTGCTCCGCAGGCACACGCACCAACTCGTTGCCGTTGACTGTCTGCTGCAGATCCCCGGGATGTTCCCGGTACATCCAGTAGGCCACGCGGCGCCCGATGCGATCGACCTCAATGCCTTGTCGAATCGCGTTTCCGTTGCTGGCCACGCCGTTGTAGTGCTGCGGGCACTGCTCCGATTCGATCAGCTGCACCTGCAGCGGCACCGGCAAACCGTCCTCGGGCCGCCGGTAGCGGAGCCGGGCGAACACCTCGCCGGCTTCGTTCCACTCGCGCCAGGACAGCGCCTGCAGGCCCTCCCAGCCCAGCACGCCGTCTGCATCAGCGTACTTGCCCCAACGGGTCCACAGCTTGGTGAGCTTCTTCTTGTGCTCCTTCGACCCCCAAACTGGCTTTGCCTGGATGCCCGTGGCGATGCCGTTGGATACGCTCTTGTTGAGCGCACTTACCATCCACGGGTCATTGCGGGCCAGATGCCGTGCCCGGGCCAGCAATGTGGACAGGCCCATCAATGCGGCATTGGGCCCGAGCGAGGTCGGCCGGAAAGTGCGCAGACGTCGGCCACTGCCGGCGGCGCGGTAAGGGCCTTCGGCGATATCAGACATTTCCGGTCCCCGACTGGTAGAGACGCACGATGCGGCGACGCCGTGTCGCGCCTGATGCTTGGCCAATCTCGTCCCGCATCTGCTTCAGCAGCCGCCGCATCGAGTCCAGGCTTTGGTAGGTCACAGTTCGGTCGGCGTAGCGGACGCTCAGGACGCCCGCCGAGATAGCTGCCTCCAGCTTCGCGACCTGTTCTTTGGTAAATGCCATATCAGCGTCCCAGGTACTTGCTTCGGATGACGCGGCGGGTTCGCGTGCGCGGCGTTGGCGCCGGCGCGACGTCGTCTGCCCTCACGTCTGGGTTGTCGTCCCACGGCGCGGCCCATGCCGGCGGCGCGGTCCAGTTGATGGCCGGAACCTTCAGCCACAACGCCATGCCTTCGGCATAGCCGCACAGGTCGAAGGCTTCGTTGCGGCGCTTGGCCAAGTTTTCCCAGCCTCTTGCCGTCCTCGATTCGGCCGTCAGCTCCGCGTAGAACGCCTCGGGCAGCCAGTCGGGAAAGTGGTAGTAGCCCGGCCCGGGCTCGGCCCGCTTGATGTTGGCGTCCACCGTGTCCTTCAGTCGGTCCACGTTGAGCAGCAACTGCGGCACATCGCCCTTCGACCCTGATTTGCGGTCCCGGCGCTTGCTGCTGTCCGGGAAGGTCTCCCGGAACAGCCCACCCTCGCGTCGCGCGTCGCCCTTGATCAGCCTGACCCTGGCGTACAGCTTCCTGGCCTTGAGCGAACGCCAGAACTCCAGCGCGCGCACCGAAGTGCCCGACTTGCCGCCCCAGTCGATACCCACTGCATGCACCGGCATGCTGCGGCCGGTGGCATCGTCCAGCGGGTAGCGCCGGCTGATGACCTTTTCGACCAGGCGTTCCCAGTCTTCCAGGTACTTCGGAGGGTCCAGTGGCAGGAAGCCGCCCGAACCGTCCTCCCGCTTGGAGGTGCGCAGGGTGAAGGAATCGACCACCCAGCGCTCCAGTTGCCCGGATTCCCCGATGCCGAAGCCCAGCACCAGCACGACGAACCGGTTGGCCTGGACGTCGACCTCACCGAGCAGGAAACGCACGCCCGCCGGCACAGCACCCGCAGGCCAGACCTCGGCCCGCTCCTGCATCTCGTTCGGATCACTGGCAGAGCGCGCTGCCATCGGCACGTAGTTGATCGCGCCGTCGACGTTATGCGTCGTCTTCAGCGGCCGCTCTTCACCGGTGGTGGCGAACGTCCGCAGCGCCTGGAAGTAGCGCTCGATCAGCGATTCCCAAGACTGGTAGGCGGCTGCAACACCACCCAGCCAGTAGCTGGCGATGCGCGCTTCCGGCCTTTCACCGGTGACCGTTCCGTCGGCGTGCACGACCTGGCCCTCCGCAGCCCACACGCCGCTGCGGTTCATCCCGTCCTTCCACCGGTGCTGCAGGCCCACACCGCAGTGCGGACAGTGCAGCAGCGAGTAGTGCCGCGCCATCTTCTGCACGTCGTCCAGCACGACCCGTTCGAGCAGTTCCTCCATCGGCGGTAACGCGAAGCCGTCATAGCCTGGCGCTGCCTGAAACCGCTCGCCGCACTCCGGGCATGGCCAGTACCAGCGTCGGCGGTCGCCGCGCGCGTACAGTGCCGCGATGCCGGCCGCCGGCGGGCCTTGGTGTGGGTGCAGAGGCTTCCACGCACCGTCGGCGTAGTCGGTTGCCGGGCTCGATTCGGCCACCACCATGCCGGCTGACATGTAGGTCTGCGTGCGCTTCAGGCCAAGGCCGAAGCATTCGTCGATGGTCAGGTCGCCGGTGTAGTTGTCCACGTCCGTCATCAGAACGTCGTGGATGTCCTTGCCCGACAGCACCGACACCGAGGGCCAGCCCATGCGCAGCGACATTCCCGACCGGAAGAACTTCAGCAGGATGTTGTCGTCGTGGGCACGTGGGCTCAGTCGGGAGCGTAGCTCCGGACTGGCGGCAATGCTGCGGGCGATACGGGTCTTGCTGTAGTCCTCGGCCGCATCCTTGGACATCTGCACAACCATGGCGTCGGCCGGGTTGCAGGTGATCAAGTAGGCCAGGCGCGCATCGATCAGCGAGATGGTCTTGCCCGATCGCGCCGGCCCGACGAACACCACTGCCTCGTATTGGCGGCTGCCGGTCGTATCCAGCGGCTCGACCATGTAGGGCGTCGTGTGCGGATCCCAGGAACCGGCGGCGCCGGCGGCATTGGCCACCTGCAGCACCCGCGCACCCTCGCTCACCCTGATTCGGCGCGGTGGCCGGATCATCTCGGCAACGCCTTGGCGCACGCTACGCGCTGTTGCGTACGTCGTCATCGGTGATGCCCTCGTACATGGATTGCCGGACGCGATCGCATTCGTCCTGGACCTTAACTACCTGCTCTGGTGTGAGCCCTGCCTTGCGCTCGAGCACGTCAGGCAGCGTGTCGAAGAACTGCACGACCTTCTTCACCAGCTCTGCGTAGTCGGCCTCGACCTCTGCCGCCGGCACCAGCTGCCCGATGGTCGACTCGACCTTCAGGCGCTCGTTCTCCGACTGGTAGTAGGCGCGGCGCTCCATCGGCGGCAGGTCACGCGGATCCACCACGCCCTCTGCGCCGAACACCGCGGCGCCCGGATTCACCAGCGCCGGTGCTGCATCGGCCAAGCGATAGACGTCGTGCCCGGCGCGCTTTGCCAGCGGTGGTACACCGGCCTCCTTCAGCCGCTTGCTGGCGGTTCGGCGGTCCATCCCGAACTCATCCGCCAGCCTGGCCACGGACCAGCCTTTGGTGAATTCGTGGATGTCAGCCATGTCCTACCCGATGTACAGCCTATTCAGGCCAGAAAGTGCGGTTTCTCCCGGCAAAAACCGCCAAAAGTGCGGCCTGTGGTGGAGCACCCTAGAGGCCGAAATACTGTCTTTGACCGGGGTCCGAATTCCCCCCGGTGGCTCTGGCTGAGCCCAGGGGCCCCGCCCGTTCAGCTTTTTGTGGATAACCTGTGGACATTCAGCCTTCCCGTTCAGTTTCGCATTCACATTCTCTTCCGTGAATCCATCCCGTGAAACATTACAGGTCAGTCGAATGCGACGCCGTTGCATCCGCCGCAGGCTTCCCCTGCACCTGGTCGATGGCGTCGAACTGCGCCTCGTACTGCAACAGGCATCGCTTCCTGCCATTGCTGACGTCGAACACAGCGGACGGCGGCGCCTCGCGCACCCACTGGCAGCGCTTGCGCAGCTTGGCGTCGATGGGCACATAGGTGGCCACCGGAACCTTGATGACGGCTGCCGGCGGCGGGTTCGGCTTCGCAGGCGCGGCTTGGCACGCGGCCAGAAGCGCAGCGGTAGCAACCACGATGACGCGCATGTCAGTACCCCTTCAGCGCCGGGCAGGCGGAATCAAGCAGCTCCAGGGCTGCCTTGCAGGTGTCTGGCCGTTGTTCGTAGCGACCGCGCCAGGTGGAGGCCTCCTTCTCAGATGCCTCAATCTTTCCGGCCAAGTCCTGCAACGCTGCGGCACTCTCCGCCTTGAGGGCTTCCAGCTTCTCCGCTTCAGACCTCAACGCGGTGGCGACTTCGGCCAGGCGCTGATCCCGGGTGTCCACGTCTGCCTGCAGTCGGGCGGCATCAGCCTGCCAGTCGGCCCGGACCTTGATCACTTGGGCGCTCAGGTCGCGGATCTTCTGCTCCTTCTCCCAAGCGGTCAGCCCGGATACCATGCAGCCAAAGGCCAGCACGGCGCACACCAGCTTCACCTTGCTGCCGGGCCTACTCAGCCACTGCAGTGCGTCGGCAGCGGCACCTACGATCAGCGTCCACAGCGCGCGAAAGAACCGAATCAGGACGTTCATGGTTTGTCGCCTCCGATGGCGCCGGTGGCTCGCTCCACCATGCGCACGTAGCCGGGCAGCAGCCGGCGGATCAGGACGCCGGACAGGCCGGCCAAGGGCAGCTGCGGTGCACCCGCCAGTGCTGGCCAGATGGATGCCGCAACGGCAATGACCCAGGCGGCCACGATGGCGTAAGCCACGACCGCCACAGCCAGGGCAGCCCAGCGCGCGGCTGTCTGCAGGAGGCGGTGCCCCCGGCGGCGACTGGCATCGGCGGCAACCCGCTCTGCGTCCTTCTCCGGCAGCAGAAGCACGCCAATCAAGGCGCCAGCCATTGCCACCATCAGCACGGACTGCGGAACGCCGAGGATCACCCGCTCCGCCTCACGCAGCGCATCGGCTGTCGCAGGCGCCACAACGGCCGCGGTGAACGTCCCAACGATGGTTTTCAGGGTGCTCACGGGCTCGGTCACGGCGCCACCGTTCCACCAGCCCTGCGATATACCCCAAGCAGGTCAGCCAGCCTGTGCTCGGGCTGGCCGTAGCCTGCACCAGGGAGACTCGCCCAGATGTTCCGGACACGACCGATGGCCTCCTCGATCTTCCCAGCCTGGATCAGCGGCAGCGCGCGCCGCTCGCGGATCAGCTGGATTGCCCACATGTCCTGCGATAGAGGGCCAAAGTCCGGAAGCTTCAGCAGCGACCGGTAATGGGCGTAGTCCTTCAGCATGAACTGGTAGCGGCCAGACGCGTTCGAGGTCAGGCCTTTGCTGTTGATGCTCTTGGACCTCCGGCCATGCGAGAAGGGATGCACTGAGTAGTCGGCAAACACCTCCGGCACGCGATCGGCGCCAGTAACGATAACGTCATAGCCACCGTCCTTGGTCGCCGGGCTGGTGCTGGTGCCTTCAGACCAGGCCAGCATGTCCAGGAAGGCCACGACGTTGGTGCCGCCGGCCTGTTGAGCGGTGATCTTGGCCATCACTGGTTCCTGCAGAAAGGTGCCCGCCCCGCTGCCGGCTAGGCGCGAGGGTTGATCCGGACGGGGGATGCGGGCGTAAATTAAGGCGCTGGAAAGCACCTGGTTACTCCCGACAGCAAGGTCAGGAAGAAATGCTGAAAATTTTTGTTGATACGTGCGTATGGCGCCATTGGCTTTCGTGGATAGAAGGCCTATTCAGCGACACATCGACTCACTCTGTAGATGCCATCGCATTCGACGACGTGCTAACGGCCATCAGCAATGGCAACGTCCAAGCCCAACTTCTGTACGACGAGCGAGTAGTACTTGAGCTGGGGGAGAGGCGTGCTGCAGAGATCAAAACGCGAACCGAAGGCCACTCAGCCCGAGTCCCTATTCCGCTCACGCGAGCTGATGGCTCGTTCAAGGCTGATGAAAGCGTTCTTTGCGGAGGCATCTACGGCGGGAGCTTGGACGTTTTGCTCACAGCGGATGGCGTTGATCATGAACGCTTGCTCCATGAAGCCGCCGTACGTGCACAGTCAGCTGGCTCGTTTCTCTACGAGGAGAAGATACGGAAAAAGGAATTTGATGTGGAGCATCTAGAGGCGTCGCTGGAAGCACATGCAGACTACTTCGTAACCACTGATGTAAAAACGATCATCCTTGCGATTCAGCGACTGTCCGACAGGCTTCCAAACAATCAGGCTCTTCAGTCGGTCAGAAGAACTCTGCGCCTACCAACGCAACTGAGAGAGGAACTCGTCTCGTCTGCATCTGGTTTGAAGTCCTCCTGAAACAACGAACCGCAGGTAACTGGACCTCCCGAGTCCAGGCCTGCGGCCGTTGTTCCGTGAGCTGCTTACTACCTCGCCCACGGTACATACTTTGCACAACTTCTGGTTCCCGATGCAACTGCGGTAAGGTTCCTTACCGCAGTCGGTCGAATGCGGTAAGTTTCGCGGCGACTGCGGTAATCTTTGTGAATCCAGCCAGCTACTGTTGCTCGCCGCCTTCCCGGCCCGTTGTCCGCTTTCCAGTACCAGGCGACTTCCCTGCATTGGATTCGCCACCCTCCGAAGTTTCAGGTGATTCTTCAGGTATCGGAGATGTCAGTCCGTCAGCACCCGAGACAGTCTTTCGCTTTCGAGACGCGGCCCGATCTCGCAACACGTCGAGCGACTTGATCACCGCATCGACGAGCTCAACCGTCCTCTGAATGGCTAGGCCACTGACCATTCCATGCGATGCCGTATTTATGAGTTTGGACGCAGTGATCACTGCGTCTGCCTGTTTCTCGTCAAGCGCCCCTTCGCGCACCAGATTATCAACTGTAGCCTCGGTCGATGTAGCGAATACTCCGAACTCCGTAGCGAGCCGCGCCAATGCTCTATAAAGAAGCCGCCGAGCCGACTCAAGAGGGACTTTAGAATCGGCTTCTGGGTAGAGCGAAAAGTAGTCATGCAATGGATTTCGCAATTCGAATCCACGTCTATACATCTTGGGTGGGGACGGCGGCCACTCCGATGAGTCAAAAACAATTGGTGCAAAAACTGAGGGCTCCGTTCTCGGCGCCGGCTGGTGCCCGCCCTCTGCTGCGTTCCTTTGTGATGCCTCTTTCCTCTCCTCATCAGCCGTGACAACCGGAATCACCTCTTCGGTATCGATATCCGAAGGAGTTTCCTCACCGACTTCAGGAAGTTCCGGATCATCAACGCCGCTTTCTTCAGGCTTCGGAAGACCTGCGTCCTCCACCTTCTTGGCGGCTCGCTCGACGTCCTGAAGCTCTAACTTTCCTAGTCCTGCAACTTCAACCGACTTCACGATTGATCGTAGCCAAGGAAGAACAGCCAGTACGATTAGCGCGAGCGAAATCGCGTCAATTTTGAATGCGTCTGGAAACAGCGCCCTGAGAACGACAGTCGCCAATGCTCCAACTGTGATGGCGATAGCTGCCCACTGTAGATCGCGAAGCCATAGCCCGAACTTCCTGAATTTCCACTTGTCCATCGCGACCGCTTCCTGTGTTCCCCAACTGTAGATGGTCCCACACATTCAGGCGGCCTAGAACCGCCCAGCTATCGTGAGAACAATCTCCGACTAAAATCCCTTCTTCCAGCGTCGACAGCGTGGTCGAGAGTGGATTTGGCAAGGCGGTACACCCGCAGATAGTCCGCCTTCCGCATCTTCGCAGCTCTCGCTGCCGCGTGCGACGGAGCTTTCCGTTCGGGCCATACCAGATCGTTCACGGCGTCCTGCAGCACCAGGCGTAGCCGCCAACGGTCGGCAGGATCATCCAAGCGCAGTGGCCCTGCGTCGCCGAATGCGCGGCACATGCGGAACACCCGACGAGCTGCGCTCCGCCCCAACAGCACGAGCGCCTGCCCTTCAGATCGCAGAGCCACAGCGGTTGCCGCCTGTTTTGCAACAGGATCTCGCATCATCCCCACAGCGCCCGCCACATCTGCCGCAGAGAGCATCGCGGCCGTGCTGCGGCCCTGCGTCGGTATCCGGAAGCTGCCACCAACAACCATGCGGGCGATCAGCTCGAGCGGGTCGCGCTCCTCGACCTTTTTGGCGCGCGCTGTCGCTACCGGCGGGACCGGCCGTACCTCTGCCGGGAGTCCACGAACGGCCAAGGACGCTGGCCGGCGCAACCAGTCTTCAGCAGCCAGCCGCTGCGCGTCGGCACCGACGAACAGCGCGCCATAGGCACCACAGCGCTGGCAGACCACCTGAGCGCTACATACCCCACCACGGGAATGCCGCACGCGATTGCGGACGCCCCCGCTGCCACAGTTGCCGCAGCCGGCCATGCTGCTGTCCAGTTCCAGCCCCATGTTCAAGCCACCTCACCGTCTTGCACGAAGACAGAGCGCCCATCGCGCCAGACGTCCCAGACACTGCCATCCACGCGGCAGCGGACCGGGCCGGGCTTCTCGGCCAGGTACAGGTAGTGGGCGGCCTCATCCAGGCTGGCAAAGTCGCGGATCATCGGGAGTGCTCCATGTTCGTCACGTTGTTGGGTTGCAGGGGCGCGCCCTGCTGCTGAAGGAACTGCAGCGCCAGCGCGCGCAGCTGGTTCTCGCCGACGTCCAGCCGCTCCACCAGGTGCTCACCGGGGCTGCGCACGCCCTCGATCTGCTCCCGTTTGACGCCGAGAACGTCAGAAACGACCGGGTCGCTCCCGCTGTCGGAGAGCAGGAAGTACGCCATGACCGGCTCCGTCTGGCCGTCGCGGTGCACGCGGCCAATGCACTGCTCGTGGACGCCCGGTGACCAGTCCAGCTCGCCGAACACCGCGGTGCTGCACACATGCTGCAGCCCGTCGATGCCAGCACCAGAGCGGAGGCTGATCAGCATCACCTGGCTGTCGCCCGTGATGAATGCCTCCTTCGCCGCCTGTTTCTGAGTGGGCGATTCGCTGCCGGTGTACATGACCGGGTTGTAGGCGGCCAGCTTCTCCTGCCAGATGCTGTAGACCTCCCGGTGCCAGCCGAACAGCAACACCTTCTGGCCGCTCTCCAGCAGCAGCCTGACGAACTCGGCCACGTAGGGCGCCTTGGCCACGCCCGTCGCCTGGCGCAGCAGACGGTCGAACTCGCCGGCGGCCTGCATCTTCTCGCCGCGGTACTGTTCGTTGGCCCGCAGGATGATCCGTGCCAGCGCCGCTGCGTCGCCGGTGATGGCGTCCAGGGCCTTGGCGTCGGCCTCCACCTCGTGCGGGATCTTCGACAGCGCCGGCAGCTCCCGCCCCACTTCCTTGCGGGTGCGGCGCAGCATGATCCCCTGGCGCCTCAGGTACTGGCCGAACTGCTCAGCGTCCTGCAGCTTGGCCTTCTCCCCGGGCGCGGAGATGCACCACTCCCGGAGGAACTCGTCATAGGTGCCCAGGCAGCCGGGCAGCAGCGGGTCGACCACATGGAAGAACTCGCACCCGTAGTTGTAGATCGGAGTGGCGGTCAGGCCCATGCGCAGCCGTGCCCGGCTGGCCAGGTGGCGGCAGGCGCTGTGGATGCTGCTGTCTGGGCTGCGCAGCTGCTGGCATTCCTCGAACACCACGTACTGTGCGATCTCCCCGAGCGTCTCGGCCCAGCCCCGGAGCTTGTGGTAGCTGACCAGGATCACGTCCGGCAGCGAGTCCCATAGATCCTTGATCCGCTGCTTCGGCTGCCGCACGAGTGGGTACGGCGTGCTCTTCCTGATGTGGTGCACGCGCAGCTGCGGCGCGAACTCGGCCAGCTTCTCCGGCCAGTGGTTCGGCAGCGCCGCCGGGTACACCACCACCGCCGGTAGGTTACCCGGTACCGCCATCGGGCAGATGCCGGTGACCGTTTTGCCAAGGCCCAGATCGTCAGCCAGCAGTAGCCCGCCGCGGATTGCCAACTGCGCTCCCGCCACGCGCTGATACTCGCGCGGGGGCCTCGCCAATGCGAACTCCGGAACCTGGACGCGCCCAGCCACCAGCTCGGCCAGGCTGCGCTCCATTTCCACGTGCTGGTCGGCCAGCTGCTGAAGCGTGCGCCCCGTGGCGTCGTCCATCGAGAGCGGGTAGCGCTGCGTGAACCACTGCAGCTCCCGGCTGTTCTCTGGCGTCGCCGACAGGTCGATATGTTCTGCGGCGTGCTGGCGCACCCGGGGAAACACGCGCTTCATGCGCGCACGCACCTGCGGCTCGCAGACCACCCGCCAGGTACTGCGGTCGGCGCTGTACAGGAGGGTTCCATAAGTCGTCTGCATCACAGTGCCTGCCTCTTCAGGCGAATAATGTTGAAGGGCTTGCCCTGCCAAGCCGGCCGGGCCACCAGCGGGCGGTCCCCCCAGCGTTCGGTGGTGGCCAGCAGCACCCCGCGCACCTGTGGCAGGTTGATGTAGCGCCCGACCTGCCGCAGCGCATCGGCGAGCGAGCCGGCCACCTTCACCTCGATCACAAGGCCATCCAGCCAGAAGTCAGCGCGGTTACTGGCGTCCAGCCGGTGCTCGCGCACGTGCGCATGGCCAGCCTGGTCCAGAACGGTGGCCATCACCTCGTGCAGCTGGACTTCAGACCCGTAGCGATACCCGAACCCGGCCAGCAGCCGGCCAATGCCCTTGAGCTGCAGCTGTTCTTCCATCGCAGTACCCGGCTTCATCGGTGCCACTTCCCGCCGCGTGACGATTGCGCCGCCCATCACGGCACCTCCGGGCGAGCGGCGAGCATGGCCGTCCATATCTCCCCAAAGGATCCGTCGTCGGCCAAAGTCGCCCAGGCGGCTTTCGCCATCGAACTCGACAGACCCACCGGCACCAGCACGTAGCCCTCGGGCGGAGTGCTGGCGGCAGAAATGGCGTTGATCGCGGCCTGATCGTTCCTGTCGAGGTCAGCACCGCAACCAACGTGATGGGCGTCCTCATGCAACCCGAGCTTTCGCAGCTCGGCGTCCAGCAGCGCCCGCGACCGCTTCTCGATGGCGTCCATCAGGCCACCTCCGCAGCCAGCTGCAGCCCGGTCGCCGCGTCGGCCTGCGCCCAGGTCATCTGGTCCCGGTCGATGCTCTCGGCCAGTCGCGACAGCCCCTTCGCGGTCACCAGCACCTGCTCGTGCACGCGATCCGGCTCCCCCTCCCGCCGCTGCACGCTGGCTTTGTGCGTCAGCACGCCCTGCTGCAGGCGGGTCTGGTACGCCAGCCAGTTCTTGCTGCCGGCGCGGCGGTAGATCCAGCCGTGCTCGGCCAGCCAGGCGAACAGCTGGCGCGGCTGCACCTGCAGCATCTTGGCCGCGGTGCTGATGTTGAAGGCGCCGTCGGCCTGGGTCAGGCGCAGCAACGCGCGGACCTGCGGCTCCTGGTACTGCACGCGCGCCTCGAGGATCTCGGCCTTCTCGCTGTAGGACAGCAGCAGCGCGCGCAGCGTCGCCGGGTCGGTCAACGCCTGCATCGGGTCAGGTGCAGGCGACCCGGCCACCAGCGCGTCATAGGCGCGAATCACCTGCAGGCTGAAGCTGGGGCTGATCCACATGGCGTAGGCATAGACCAGCTCGCGCACCACGTAACTGCCGCCGTAGCGGCCGGCTACCGAGTGCACCGGGTAAACCCGGGATTCCCCGGAGTTGACCAGTTCGGCCACCAGTTCCTCGGTCTGCTTCAGGCGCTGCCAGTCGCTGGGCTGGTGCCGCTTGGCGCCGCCGGCGGCCTGGTGCAGATCGTTCAGGCAGAACCTGCCCACATCGTCGCGGCGCACGCTGGCGCCGCCAATCATCATCGCGTTCAAGAGAACACCTCCGTTTTCCAGCCGCCGCCGGGGGCGCGCTGGACTGCCAGGAATCGGAACGGGTACATCTCGGCGGCCACCTTCACCTTCACGCGGGCGTCTTCCTCCCAGAATCCCTTCACCTCGTGGGCCTCCAGGTCGCCGGCGGCCGTCATCACGAAGAAGTCGATGGTGAGGTGGGTCTTCTCGGCCAACTTCAGCTTCACGGACTCGAACCGGAACCAAGCAATCTCGCCGGCGGCCAGCTGCAGCGCCAGGTGCGCGGCGTAGGCCTCTTCGGTCTTGTTCATCTCGCCGGGAACATGGCGGGGCCGGCCACGCGCGACCTTGCCGGCGGCGTTGCCGCTTCCGGCAGGCTGGCCCGCCGTCGGCGGCCGATACGCGCGTGGCGCGGTCGGCGCCAGTGCAGCGGCGGCTGTACTTGCCTGCACCAGGCGACGCATGCCCTCCGGCATGTCCTGCGTGGTGGCGTAGCGCAGTGAGCGGCTGGATGTCTTCTTCGGCGGCATCAGGTAGATGCCTCCGCAGCGCCCCACACGCGCATCGCGCGCTGCCGGAATGCATCGAACTCGTGCCGGGCGCGCTGTTGCGCGGCCTGGTGCTCCCGGTCCATCTGCTCGAGCATGCAGTCGAACTCGACGTTGAGCAGGCCCATCAGCTGCTCCATCGACAGGCCGCCACGGGTGCGGTGGGTCGGTGCCGGTGCCAGCTGCGGCATGGCCAGCTGCTGCTGCCCCGAGGGCGGGAGCGGCATGCAGTCCACCCGGCCGGCGTCGGTTACCGCCCAGGTGGCTTCCGGCCGACCGTGCCGGGCGCTGTCGCGGTTTTCGCAGCGGCGTACCAGGCCATCGCGGTCCAGCTCTCGCAGCAGGCCGGCGGCGGCGGCCGTGGTCAGCAACATGGCCTCGCGTGGTGCCCCCACCTCCAGTGCAGCGTTCCCCATCAGCTCCAGCGCTTCAGCTGCGGTGCTGTCACCGTGGATCCCGAGGCAGAACAGCATCAGGTGCCGCTGGTAGATGCGGATTTCAGCCGGCTCCATGCGCGCCTCCAAACCCCAGCTCGGCAGCAGCGAGCGCCATAGCGCTGCGCGCGGCATCGCGATCGCGCACCACCTGCGGCTCGTGCTTGGGAGCAGGCAGCGCTGCCGCCGGTGCAGGTACGGCGCCGCCGTCCATGACGTGCTTCACCGCCCGCTCGTAGGCGTTGGCCAACATGCGCTGCTGCAGCGCTCCGCTCTCGGCAGTGCGGTAGGCGTGCAGGTCCAGCATGGACCGCACCAGCACGGTGAAACCGCTGTGGGCCTGCCCCGGCCGCATCTGACCGTCGACCTCCGCCAGCGCCGGCACGCCTAGGCACATGGCACGGAACTGGCCGGGGTTCGGCGGCCACTGCAGCGCGCTGCGCAGGCAGTTGGCCAACCCCTCAGCCACCTGCCGCGGGGTGATTCCGGACATCACCTGGAACCACAGTTCACCGGCGGTGGTTAGGTTGCCAGCGTTGTTCACCGGCGCTGCGCCGTTCTCCCGCACCCACTTGCCTGGGAACATGCCGGCCATGCGCTCCCACACGGTCCACAGGGCGCTCACCGCGCGCTGGTCCGGGTCAGTGCTGGACGCATTGGAATTCGCCTTCGATGACGTCGCCGCCTGATCCGCCAAAGCCGCCAGCTGCCGCGCGCTGTTCGTGGAGTCGCCGCTGCTCGGCAACGTGCTCGGCAGAACCGAGTTGAGGGTTTGCATTGGGGCCTCCGGTGTTGGTGGTGTTCGTCGGCGTTGCGCCGGCGGCTTTTCGGCTTCGAGCGGTCTGGATTGCCCAGGGGAATGGCTTGGCGACAGGCGGTGAACGGCTCAGTCCCTCGGCGGCGGTGTCGGCCAGCTCCTGCGGGGTCACGCCTTCGGCCAGCGCCGCCAGGAGATCGGGATGGCTGGGGTTGGTCGAATGGCACCCGGCCTGCCGCATCAGCAGGCACGCATGCCCTGCGTCGGTCACACCGCTCAGAGATCCTTGAGCGTGCTGTGATGTATCTGGAGTAGAAGAAGTGGGGTCTGGGGTCTGGTTACCCGTGTTCACACCTGTGTTCACACCCCCTGTCACGCGTGACGCACCGTGACTTGTCACGCGTGACAACTTATCCAGTGTCACGTCCTCGTCGCCGGTGACGTGCGTGACGTGCAATGCCTTCAGCTCCGCCATGGTGGCCATGCCGCTCGGCACGACACCGACGTTACGGAGGTCCTCAAAGAGCATCGTGCGGCGTGCGCGGGTCCGCGCCTGCCGCTCAGCCTCGGCGTTCTTCCTCTCCTCCCTACGACCCTGCCCTTCCGCAATTCGCCCTTGGGCGGTGGCAATCTGTTCGTCGCAACGTTTGCTATGCCGCAGCCCGTCCTCGGCCACAGGGAAGTAGCGCTCGGCGACCTTCTTGACCGCTGCCTTGTCGGCCGCACTGATGGCACCGGCGATGACATACAGCTCCGCCAGGCTCTCTGGCAATGCTTCCTCTTCCGAGTAGTAAGCCAACATCAGCTTGAAGTAGACACCGTGGTCCGTCAGGCACAGCCGCGTGGTGTCCTTGAGGTAGTCGCCGGGGTACATCTCAAAGTAGATCACGCACCTACCCCCGCACCGCGCAGCAGCGGCGCCATCGCTACCGGCTCTGAGTCAACACCTGGACACGGATTGCGGGGCACGTCAGGCATGCACAGTGCGTCGGCCAGCATGCGTCGCCAGCGAAAGGCCGTGGCACGGCTGACGTTGAATCGATTCTGCACCTGCTGGACTGTCGGGAAGAACGCACAGCAGGTGCTCGCCCAGAGCACAAAGCCCATGATGATCTGCGTCTGGCACTGACCGTCCTGGGCCGCCTTGCGGCGGTGATCCGGTGCGCGCGATGGCGTCTCAGTGAAACCAGTCACGCGCTGGGGACCGCAAACAGTCCCGAGGCTCGCGATGGGGCTCATACAGCACCATCCGGGGCATCAGCCTGCCGTGCTGCGTCCTGCAGCGCGCGGAACATCGATCCGCGCAGGACCTGTGCTGTGGGAATGCGGCGGCACGCGGCTGCGGGGTCGTGAAGGTCAAGGAGTGCGCTGTACCAACGGTAGGCGGTGGCGCGGGAAAGGTTGAAGCGCTGCTGCAGCACTTCGATTTTTAGCGGCGCGGGCTGCTCCTTCGCCCATAGCACCACCTCTACCATCGGCAGCAGCGGCACTACCGCGGCGGGGATACGGCGGCCGGCACCTTCGAATTCGCTGACGACCGTAATGGCCCAGCTCACCATCGCTGACGTGCTCATGCAGCGCCCCCTACGACAGCGCGCGGCGCAAGCTCGTGCAGGTGGCAGGTGACATACCGCTTGGCGGTGATCAGCTCCGCTTCCAACTGCCCAATCTCGTCCAGCGCGCGCCGCAGCTCGGGGATGTCCTTCGGGCAGATGCGGCCGTCGGCCAGGATGTTGGTCAGCGCCTCAAGCGTGTGGCCAAACTCAACCGACAGGCGGGCAACGGCCAAGACGCCGGCGTGCGGCTCCATCATGGGGATCCGGGCGCCGAGGAAGCCGTAGCGCCGGGCCAGCTCGCGCGCGCAGGCATCGCGCCACTGCGGCGGAAGCGCGCGGACCCACGACTCTTCCAGGTCGACCGGCATTTTGACTGTGCCATTGCGGATACGGGCGATGATCTGGCCGTTGGCCTTCAACGCCTTCTCGGTGCTGTCGGCGTCGACGCCGACATGGAACTGCAGGATGCGCTCGCCCGGAGCCACGTCCGCCATGTACTGCTCGGCGATCGACTGGGCCAGGCTGGAGTCGGTGTGGGCGCTGTTGCGAATGGCATCCGTCGTGTGGCGGAACACCACCGCTGAGCGGGGCTCGTGGAACTGAGGATCAGGCTTCATTTACGCACCTCGGGAGGCGATGCAAAGTGATCGCCATGGACAGGACGACCAACACTTCGATTTGGGGCGCCGCACTCCCCGCGCTAAGCTCTATGTGCCAACAACACAGCACGCAGGGAGTGCGACATGAAAAGCGATCAGGTGTACAAGATTCCGCTGGAGCCAAATGCCGGCAAAAAGAACACCATCAACAACCTCAACGGCCGGGACGTAGACGTCACGGTCCACTTCAACTCAGGCTCGTCGGTAACCTTCCCTCTCTTGGCCAATGCCTCGTTCTCGTTTGTGACCGAGGGAGACGTCACAGAGATCGATATGGTCGTTCGGCCGCCGTTGACCGGGCCCGCCGCCATCGGCTGACTCAAGTGCGTAACGGCCTTCGGCAAGCTTTTTGATCCGCCAACCAGGTGGCGCCGAACGCGATGGGCGAGGATGTTGAGGGGGCATGATCAAGCCCCCTCCACTGGGACGATGCGGCCGGCGTCGGGGTCAGTGGACGCAGCTTCGGGTGGATCGAAAATGTCGGGGCGCAACTCGCTTCGGGAAACTTGTCCCCCGCTCTGCTCATCGAGCCGCCGCGCAAGCGCGCCATCGAACCGCGTCCGCTTACTCAGAGCCTTTCGCAGATAGCCAATCGTCGTCCCAGCCTTGACGGCGAACGCCGCCTGATCGTCTGGCGCCAAGGTGCCGAGGTAGGTGCGAAGTGTGTCCATACCAAAACAATACCTCCGGGTAAGCATCGATTCAATACCCGCAGGGAATTTACTTGCAGGTAATCAATCCTTGGAATAGCGGCATGGACAAGTACGAAGCGCGCCGAACGGCGCTGAAAAGGCTGGTAGATGCCCTGGGTAGAGGCGGAATAGCCAAGATCTCCGCGAAGGTCGGCAAGGACGCGAGCTATGTGTCGCGGATGCTTTACGAGCCGGGGAAGGCTGGCGGAAAGCGCATCGGAGAGGATGTGTGGGCCGAATTGACCCTCGCCTACCCCGACTATTTCGATCAGAACGCCTCTCCTCCAATCTTCTCAGTGCCTGAGACGCCTCCGGGATACGTTCGCTTCCAGCTTTTGGAGGGAGCAGCAGGCATGGGTATTGGGGTGGTCAACCAGGACTATCCAGAAGTCATGCGGGTCATGGAAGTCGCTGAGTGGGAAGTGCGCCGGAAGCTCGGCTTTCTGCCCCGGGCAGGTCGGATCCAGATCATCACAGGACGAGGGCCGTCGATGCGGCCCAAGATCGAAGACGGCGACATTGTGTGGATAGACACCGCCTGTGACTACTTCGATGGCGATGACTACTACTTGATCAGCTACAACGGGGAGACCCAAATCAAGATGCTTCAGAAGCGTGTGGACGGCATGTACGTCGTAAGCGCCAATCCTGAATTTAAAGAATGGCGTTGCGATGTGGACGACCTGAACATCCGTGGAAAGGCGCTGGTACATGCAGGCTTCCGACGCTTCTAGCTGCCACTTGGCGGCACCATCTGCGTACATGATTGACAAGGAAACACCAAAATGAAGCTGCCAATCTCCCTCATCGCCATGCTAGCCATTGCCCCGGTCGTGCAAGCCAAGCCTCTAAAGGACGATGCGTTCTTTCAGGCTGCACGCAGGGCAAGCTTCTACTGTGAGCTTGCGTCAAGCGATCTTGCATTCGCGAAGCAGTACAGCGGTCGATCCCTAGATGCAGACCGGCAAAAGATCGTTGATTGTTTGACTGAGGCGCGAGAGAACCTGCTTTCCTCGCTTAAGGCCATCCCTGCGACAAATGGTTCCAACGAGCTAAGGGAGGCTGCCAAACGGGTGTACTCAACTTGGGATCCGTACAGCACTTTCCTCGTGCGTGGCGTGACCTCGCGAGAAGTTGAGCGCTCCCCCGCAGTCCAGGAGTACCGCCAGGCCCTGGCTTCCTATCAGACCGAAGTCGAACTCGCTGATTGATCCACCAAAAAGTTACCTCCAGGTATTGACGTAAAGAATACCTACAGGTAATACTCTCTCCGTGCCCGACTTCTCGGGCAACGGAGAGAGTTCATGCCCCTGACCAAAAGCACCAAGCGAACGGCCCGCATCGGGCTCGCCGTGATCGCCTGTTTCGCCCTCCTGGCCTTGGTTGGCTGGGCCGCTCCCTCGGACGCACCCGCCAACGAGCGCGCCACCGACACCCCGCGCGACCTGGTGATCACCAGCCCCCGCATCTGCGCTGCACTGGCGGTGTACGAATTGGCCACGGCCGACGATTGGGGCCTGCGCGCCACCATCGCCCACACGACCCTCAATGCCTTCAGCGAGGCGCAGCGCGTCCCGGACTGCGCCGCCGGTGTCACCACGGCCCTGAGCAACGATTTCCAGCCTGCACGCTGGCAGCTGGCCCTCGATGCCGTTGACGCAGTGCAATCCGGCTCCTACCAGGTGTCCATCGAGGGATGCGTCCGGGCCAATGCGGTTGTCCCCCTGTCGACCGCAGACGGCAAAGAGCCGAGCACCTCCCCCGTGCTGGCCCGGGCGCAGTGCGTGATGAGCGGCCTGGCATTTGTCGAGGTGGCACCGTGATCACCGGCATTCAGATCGAGCCGCGCGCGGCAATGATCGGCAGCCAGCGCCTGCCGCTCAGCCCTACTGAGGCAAAAGTCCTGGAGCTGATCTTGGCCGCAGGCGATACACCGATCAGTCGCTTGCAGATCGAGCAGCAGATCTACGGTGCCTCCGGGCGGAAGTCGAACACCATCGAGGTGGCGATCTGCCGCCTGCGCGGCAAGATCGCAGCGCACGGTTACAGAATCCTCGCCACTCGCGGACGCGGCTACACGGTCTCCAAGGGTGGTGCGGCATGAGAGCTCCGGCCATCAAGCTGCCCGCACCGGAACTCACGCCGGACCAGCGCGCGGCCTTGGAGCGCGCGAAGCGCCCCCGCCGACATCCCTACCGCGTGTATTGCACGCACCAGGCGAGCGCGCAGCGTCAGCGCGAGGCGGAAGAACAGCGACAGCGCGTCGCGCCGAACCTGCACAGGTTGGTGCGCTGATGGACGGCCTGCATCCAATCGGCGGCGGCCTAGACGCGGTGATCGTCAGCACGGCCACACCGACGCCCGAAGAGAGGCTGCAGAGGTACGCGGCGGCAGTTGCTACCCACCCGTGCCGCTGGTTCTCGCTCCGCGTCCAGTTTGGCCAGATCCTGCAGCGCTCGCTCAAGAAGGGCATCCGGGTGGGCTACGCGGCGTGGCAACGGCAGATGCCGGCTCTCTGGCCACGCACACAACTCCGCTGACGCTTCGCCGGCGGCATCCATGGACCTCCGCAACCAGCTCGACATCTTCGACCACGACCCAGCCCGCCTGGCCAAGGCCAACCGCGTTGCGGCCGAGAACGCCCTGACCGATCCGTTCTTCTCCCAGAAGGTCCGACAGGACCGTCACGACTACTACATCGCCGAAGCCGAACGCCTTGAGCGCTTGGCAGCCATGGCCGAGGAGCCGGCCACCACCGCAGCCTGAGATCTCCCGAATGAAACAGCCTCAGCCCAGCGACGCCAAACCTCCAACACCGATTCCCGATAGCGCGATTGAAGCGTGCTGCGCCTCCGATGACCCGCTAGGCTTTGGAAACCCTCTTGTAGTCGGAGGCAAGGTTAAGAAAGAGCTGTGTTGCCCTACGGGCATCCTTCGCCCACTCGTCACGAAGCGTAGCGTCACTGTGTGCGGCAGCATCGCCGTTGACCAGCCTTTTGGACTGACGAACAACGTACTCAGCGAGCGACGTGGCGTTGGCGAGCAGCAGCGCGTCATCATCTTCCAGCTGGTGCCCTGTTCCTTTGATGGCCTCCATGGCAGCCGTGACCCTTTGGATCTCGTACTCGATGTTCGGAAGGATGAGTTGAGTGTCGGGACGAATCACCGATCCGAGGGATGTGACCGCGGCTTGAGCTTCATGGACGTGGGGGTAAAGCGCGATCTTCGATCGCAATGCGTCGTGCTTGGCTTTGCGCCGGCGCGCTTGGGTCTCTTTGAGTGCAAGAGCAAGGGCAAGCCCACTTGCTGCCGCGGTGGCGATGGCAGCCCAAGCATCCCAGTCGATTACACAAGATCGGCTGAGCAACCAGCACTGGCTCACTCCATCAATGATGCTCATCCCGCACTCCATCGGTGGTGTGGCCGGCATTCTGCCACGGCTCGAATGCGCCTGGTGACTACCAATGGCTAGCCAGCCGCTCACCGCTGCACCGACGCGCGCCGTCTCCAGCGCGCGGTTCATCACTTCACGCGGCAACAGCATCCTAGCGGCTCGATTTCAGTGCCTGCTGGACTGCGGTCACATCGTCATCCGACCAGGTGAGCACGTCCGCGGCACGAGGTTCTCCCTGCGTGCCCCATTCACCGCCCCATGCAACCAATGCCCGAAGGAACCCATCCATGGCTGACGGCTCCCGTGCTTTCAACTTCCCCATGCCGCAGCGCTCCCGGCTGCGCCCCGGCGAGATCGTTGTGGATCTGTTCGCCGGCGGCGGGGGCGCCTCGGAAGGTCTCAAGCAGGCCCTGGGCATCGATCCCGCTCTGGCCTACAACCACGACGAGCTGGCCATCGGCATGCACGCCGCGAACCACCCGCTCACCCAGCACCACCGCGAGGATATTTGGCACGCAGACCCACGCGTGGACGTGGCCGGCCGGCCCATCGGCTGGTTCCATGCCTCACCGGACTGCACGCACTTCAGCCAGGCCAAGGGCGGCCAGCCGCGCAGCCGCAAGACCCGCGCATTGTCGTGGGTGGTGCTGAAGTGGGTTGGCCAGCTGCTGCGTGCTGATCGGCTGCACGGTACCAACACCGCGCCGCGCATCATCTCCATGGAGAACGTGTGGCAGATCCTGACCTGGGGTCCGCTGGTGGCAAAGCGCTGCTCCAAGACCGGCCGGGTGATCACCCTGGACTTGGTCCAAGCCGTGCATCCGGAGTCGGGAAAGCCGCTGTTCCGGCGAGGCAAGCCGGTCATGGTCAACCGAGTCGCCGACAAGGGCGAGCGGGTGCCCGTCGAGCGCCAGGCGCTTGTCCCCCACAAGCGTTACAGCGGTCGCACTTGGCGGCAGTTCGTCGCAGCACTGCGGGCGCTGGGCTACGCGGTGGAGTGGCGGAAGCTGGTGGCCAGCGACTACGGCGCCGGCACCAGCCGCGAACGTCTGTTCCTGCTCGGCCGCCGCGATGGCCAGCCCATCGTGTGGCCTGAGCCGACCCATGGCACAGCACCGGGACAGAAGCCGCGCGTGACTGCTGCTGACTGCCTGGACTTCTCGATTCCCTGTCCGTCCATCTTTACTCGAGACCGGCCGCTGGCCGACGCCACCATGCGCCGCATCGCCAAGGGCGTCATGCGGCACGTCATCAACTCGGCCGATCCCTTCATCGTCCCTGCAACGCACCAGGGCGGCGATCGCGTGCATAGCGTGCGCGACCCAATGCGCACCATCACCGCCGCCAATCGCGGCGAGCTGATGCTGGTGGCGCCCGAGCTGGCGCCGTTCCTCACCGAGCATGCCAACGCAAGCCGTCAGCGGACGATGGCAGCAGACGGGCCACTTCCTACCGTGTGCGCCGGGGTGAAGGGTGGGCACTTCTCGGTGGTATCCCCGACACTTGTCCAGACCGGCTATGGCGAGCGCGAGGGCCAGGCCCCTCGTGCGCTGGATCTGCAGCAGCCGCTGGGCACGATTGTCGCGGGCGGTGTAAAGCACGCTGTAGCCGCGCCGCATCTAGTGAAGTTCCGCGGCGACAGCATCGGCACGGCGGCCACCGAGCCCGTGCCGACGATCACTTCTGGTGCTGGTGCAGCCAGGCCGGCCGGCGCAGCGCACGCTCTCGGTGTGGCCGCCGCCTCGCTGGTCACTCTGCGACGGAACATGGTCGGCGCCGATGCGCGCACGCCGCTCACCACAGTAGCCGCTCAGGCGGAACACCACGCGATATCCAGTGCCTTCATGGTCCAGGCGGCACACGGCGAAGGTCGAACTGGCGGCGTCCAACGCTGGGGAACTGGCAGCAAGGATGCTCGCTCGCCGGTCGGCACGGTCACTGCCAGTGGCAACGGTGGGCATGCCGTTGCGGAGGCGGAGCTGGCGCGACTTTCCCCTGAGCAAGAGGCAGGCGCCCTGCGCGTGGCAGCATTCTTGGTGAAGTACTACGGCAGCGGCATCGCCGTGGATCTGCACGACCCAGTGGACACGGTGACTACCAAGGATCGGCTTGCGCTGGTCACCGTGGTCATCAAGGGCACGCCCTACGTCATCGTGGATATCGGCCTGCGCATGCTCAAGCCGCATGAGCTTTTCCGCGCGCAGGGCTTCCCGGTGACCTACATCATCGACCGCACCGCCGACGGCACCGTGCTGAAGACCACGGCTCAGGTGCGCATGTGCGGGAACAGCGTCAGTCCGCCACCGATGTTCGCGATCGCAGAGGCCAACCTGGACCCGGTGCCGGCCGACATGGCGGTGGCGGCATGACCGGTGCTGCTCTGGACAAGCACGTCGCCCGCGTGCTGCTGACCGAATGCCGGGCGCGCCGACAGGGCCTCGGCTTCTGGTTCGCCTTCAATGCTGCACAGCGCGCGCGCATGCGCGCGACCGCTCCCGCACCACTACCGGCGTCGCCGCGCGCACCGGCACTGCCGGCCCAACTGGAGCTGTTCGCATGAGCCCCGGCCGCAATGCTGCATCAATCCGCGCTGCTCTGCGCGGCGCCGTTCCCGCCCACGTCACCGCGCGGGACATGATCCGCCGCCACTGCCGGGAGCACGGCAAGCAGCTTGCCTGCCTTGCGCCTGCCTGGGGCTGCCAGGTGTTCAGCGTTTGGCGCGCGTTCGGCCGGACGTCCCGCCCCCTGCAGCCGCATCAGGTTGAGGGCGCGATCACAACGCTGCAGCTGGACGAGTTCGATGCGAACGAGCTACGGCTGCGTGCTGCTCGCGAAGCAGGGTGGCACATCGATCCCAAGATGCTGCTCGAGGGCGGAGCATGAGCGGCGATGTCTCGACCATCAGCACAGCACCGCCGCCGACTGCGAGTGACGCCGTGCGTGAGATGCGAGCAGCAGGCCGCGCCGGTCATGCGGTGCCGGCCGATCAGGTGAATCGATGGGCCACCACGCTGATGCGTCTGTTCGGCCAGCAGCGGGCCGTCAGGCTCGAGCAATGGGGCGGATCGTTCTGGTATCAGATCGATGAAAGGCAGTGGTACCGAGCCCTTGCAGCTGGCGAACAGGTCCGGGCTCTTTACACCCAGCCGCTTCTCCACGAGGTCCGCAGGGCCGGCAAAGATCGGGATCACATCTGGTCGGCGGATCGAACGCACTGCACCGTCTGTAACGACCCCTTCGATTGGGCCGATCCGTACTGCAACCCACCCAAGCCGCCGGCGCCGATCGCGCTGAAACCCCAGCCGTTCAATCCGTCCTGGGTTCTCCCGCTGCTCGACCGACTGGAGCGAGCTTTGAAGCGTGAAGGCAAGCGGGAAAGGGACGAGTGGGGTTTCCGGATTTCGCAGATGCGTAAGTCAATCGAAGAGCATACGAAGGAGAAATCACATTGACCGTTGAGCACATCAAGGCCGCCGCGGGCGGGCGGTCACCACTGGTCCACCAGCAGCGCGCGGCCATAGCGGTTGCAGCAGCGCTCGAAACCGCCCTGACCAGCACGCGCCCCGCCAGCGGCGGCGGCCGCGCATTGACCTTCACATTTGCCGGTGAGCCGCAGCTGCAGGCCGCGTGCGACGCCTGGCGCGCATATGCCCTCGCCACCATCGACACGCAGGCGCCACTGGCGGCGACGGCGACCCAGCGGCTGACGGCCCAGATCGGCCTCGCCCTTTTCGATGACCCCACAATGGACCTGACACAGATCGCAAACCTTGTGACCACGGCGCGGTCGGATTCGCACACTGCGCTCCTGTTGGCGCCCACCACTGAAGTAACGGAGGCCTGAGATGGGCGCAGCTGAGAACTTCCCCGAAGTCCTGCTGAAGCTCGAGCAGGTCGAAGCCCAGACCGGGATGAAGAAGAGCTACATCTATCGCGAGATGAGCAAAGGCAACTTCCCTAGCGCTTTGAAAATCGGGGCAAGGACTAGATGGTGTCAAAGTGAAGTACAGAAGTGGATCGCCGTAAAGAAAACAGGAACTCGGCAATTACTCTGACAGCTACTAGTCCTCAATTCTTACGTCCGAGATTCACGCTCGAGCTCTTGGGTCAATTCTTGGAACTTCACCCAAATCTTCGGATTGGACGAACTTGTTCTAAGTGCGTCAATTAGCGCGCGGGAGTGCCGGAAGCTGTCAATCATGATCTTTCGCCAAGCGTCTACGATCATGTCCCGGCAATAGATATCTCGCTCAACACAGATCGCCACGTTCTCAAAGTGGTTGAGCAAGTAGAAGATGTCAGTTCTATCTGCTGAGGTTGCAGCGCAACGCTTTTCGTGATCTTCATCACTTTCATCCGCGATTTTCGGCGGTTTGTAGTCGATACTGACGAGATCTCTGATGTTGACGCCCGAACTGCTGTAGTAGCGCTCTACAGTTCGGCATCCTCGTTGGAGCTTCTCATCTCCGCGGCTCTCAAGCAGTAAACGCGCTGTCTCTTTGCGCTTGGCGATCAACCGTGATTCGCGAAGGGCATCGTCTTGTCCTGTCTTCGAAGCATCAATTTGCTGCTGGACGGCCGACAGTTGGGACTTGATCCCCGCCTCGGCAATCTTGAGTTGGCGCAATGCCACGAGCACGCCGAAAAGCAAGACAACACTATTGAATCCTGGAGAGTTCAGCACTCCCGCCAAAAACGTCAACAT